CAAACGAACCAACACCAACACCAACACCAACACCAACACCAACACCAACACCAACACCAACACCAACACCAACACCAACACCAACACCAACACCAACTAATACAACTACATCAAGACCAACACCAACACCAACTAATACAACTACATCAAGACCAAGAACGGAGAGACCAGTGCAAGAGCCACCTCGTGATAGGGTAGACGAGGTTCTTCGTCGACTGGATGCAGGAGAACCAGTCACTAGGGTTGTAATTGCTGAAGTGTTTAATTGTGGTGAAACCGCAGCATCAAATGCAATCCTTGTAGCGCAAGTGGAACGTCGGATTAGACAGGAACCCACTCCAGTTGCTGTTACTGAGATGCCGGAGAATATGCGACAACGTTACGAAGCCGCAGTTCGAAAGGCAAGGCGGGAGTTGAAAGTAGAAATCACTGCTGAAGTAAGAGCAGAAGTTCATGCTAATTACGATGTAATGATTTCGGGTGTGAGGAGACGACTTGAGCGGGCAGATCGACTTATTGCGCGTGATCGTGGTCTTATGCTTCGTCAGGATTATCGAAAACTTCTCGCTGCCTTGCATGTGGATCATAATACGTATGAACATGCGCGCGAGATGTTTGAACTAGTAAAACGGCTAGAAGATGTTCTGGTAAAACCAGATGATCCACCTAGCCTAACTTTACCAACCAGTGCTGCGGGTCTTGCCGAATGGGCTAGACAACATAGAAGCAACTAGCGAATGTAAGCCTTTAATTCTTAAAGGCTAAAAAGGCCCCGCCTTCGGGCGGGGCTTTTTTATGTCTGATTTAATAATTCTAGATTGAATAGCCGTATATTAGCTAGGCGGAGGGAAGCCTAGTGATCGTTAAGCATGTCGAAATTAAACCAAAACAAGTAATCAGGAAATTTGAGTTTGAGCGGACTGAACGCTTTGTTCGGAATGCTGATAAGTGGTATCGTATTGTAGCTGAAATGCTGGCTGAGATTAGACTTGATCGCGCGCATATGCGGACCAGTGATCAACAGATTGTCAATTGGGTTAAGCAGATTAAGAGGTTTTCAAAGCAGTTAGCTGGTGGGGAACCTCCTATAGTCAGACTCTACACTCTGATTAAGTGGTACAAAGATCATTATGACGATGATGAGTACATCCCTAGGGTTGAGTCTGCTACATCATTAGTCAGCAAGTTTGAGAGGCTTGAAGCTGCGATGATTCGTAGGGTCAAGTTAAAGACGGCTAACGGACATGATTTGTCAATCAAACAGGTGTTGCAGCAGAACGGTATTACACATCCTCGCATTGTTGATACAATCGAGAGGGATCTAGTTATTCCAGCCCGAAGGCTTCATCTGTCAGATATGACTAATGATGCGGTATTGACCGATAAGATTGTTGGACTGTATAACGAGATCCAGAATGAACGAGCAACGGTAAGACTCTCCCCTGCCGTTAAGCTGAACATTGGTGGCCCATTGGAAGTTATGCGCAGGTATATTAGTTGGCTAGCTGAAAAGGATTGGGATGCCAGTAGTAGAGTATTGAAATCAGACAGTCCAGCCTTTAACCAGTTTAGGCGGGATTTTCGTAATATGGAGGGTAATGACCCAGTAAACGGTAAGGAAAGGGTCTATGAATGAGGAAGAAGATTATGTCACCTAGTCGTGGGTTTTACAAGAGAGAAGACCGGGTATTCTGTCGATGTGAATTGTGTCGCTTGCGTTTCGGTCGCTTGCTTTACCGAAGAAACTCTAGTGGTCCGGCTTTGGGTATGGGTCGAGACGGTTGGAGTGAGTACAAACATGCCTATCCTGTATCAAGATGGGGTGGGCATCGAACTCGCTTTCCTCCCAAGGAAAGGGTTTATGAATGAGTTATCCTGTTGCTTATGCTTTTATCTTTTACTTTGTAATGGGTGGTTTCTTTGCAAGTGGTGTTTACCGGGGAATGCGTAAGAACCCTCGCTATACTAGACGTGTGATTGTGTGGGTCACCGTTGTTATGGTTGTCTTTATTTGGCCTTATGGTATCTACCTTTTGTTGAAGGAAAGCGGGTATGTCTGAAAGTAGGTGGGGCGACCGATGACTGAGCTGATCGGCAGCTCGACATATTCCGGCGACGCTTGCCCGTCCTGCGGCTATCGCTACGGCCATGTTGAGCAAGACCACAAACCGGTGATTACGGTCTACTACTCTGATCGTGCCGACCTCGCCATCGTCGGGTTTCGCTGCCCGCAATGTAACTACGAGTACATGCCCAAGAGATGTTGTCCTGAAACAATTGTAAGGCGGAAGGATAATTAGATGTCTGAATTTATTGAGCGTAGGATAGTAACCGGACTGATCGTAAGCAATGAATTTGCTCGAAAGATAGTCGCCTATTGGCGAGATGACTTGCTGGTCGCACCGGAATTACAGAAACTGGCTCGTTGGTGTGTAGACTTTTATGAGCAATACCACAAGGTACCCGATCGTGATATTGAAATGATCTTTTTTGATCACCTGCGCTCCAATCGGATATCGAAACCAGAAGGTGAGTTGATTGAACAGATTCTGACTCGTATCAGCGATGATTACGAGCGTGGTGATCAATACAATGCAGGGTATCTGTTTGACCGAGCAGTCGCCTATTTCCGCTCCAGGGAACAGGAAAACCTAAAGGAACAACTGGAAGATCTGACAGATAGGGGAGAAGTAGAGAGGGCAGATGATCTGCTTAGGTCCTACACTCCAACCAGTTACATTACTTCACTTGGGTTGGAAGTTGGTAGTGAAGAAGGTTACCGAGCAATTGAAGAAGCCTTTTCAATTGTCTCTCAACCTGTAGTAAAGTATCCCGGTGCCTTTGGTCGGATGGTCAATCCACATATGATTAGGGGTGGATTTGTTGCATTCTTGGCACCAGAAAAGCGTGGTAAGACTTGGTTGATGATGGATATTGCGTTTAGGGGATTACGACAAAAGGCAAATGTGGCATTCTTTCAAGCGGGTGACTTAACCCAGTCTCAGATGCTGCGCAGAACTTGTATTTATATGTCGCGGAGATCAGATCAGGAAGAGTATTGTAAATCTTACTATCGTCCGGTGGGGGATTGTGTAAAGAATCAATTCAATACTTGTCATAGATCGGATCGTAATTGTAACTTTGGTATTCACGATGAAGAGATAGATTCCTTTGATGAAGATCCTCGCGAGTTTGAGAATTATGATAAACTGAGCGACTTGGCAAAACGTAATTCTAAGTATCAACCTTGTGACAGTGCGACCTGTAATGAAAGGAGGGGAACTGTATGGTTGAAAAAGGAGCCTGCGCGTCAACCTTTAACGGCAAAACTTGCGGTAGAGTCTGCCCGTGGGTTCTTTGATAGGTATAAACGTCGATTCAAAGTAATGACTGTTCCCTCGGATTCGCTTAGTGCTGATGATCTGCGCGGAGCATTGGATGAATGGGAGCACAAGGATGATTTTGTCCCTGACATTATTGTGGTGGATTATGCAGACCTGATGACGGCAAGAGTAGCTGAGTTCCGTCACAGGATAGATGCTGTCTGGAAGGGCTTGCGCGCGATCAGTCAGGAGAGACACTCTCTGGTGGTCACAGCAACTCAAGCGGATGCGAGAAGTTATGCCCAGAACACGTTAAATCTGTCTAACTTCTCAGAGGACAAGCGTAAGTACGCCCACGTTACGGCAATGTATGGGCTGAATCAAGACCCTAAGGGTCGCGAAAAGATGCTGGGTATTATGCGCATCAACGAACTAGTCGTTCGGGAGGGCATCTTTAATGCCAATAATGACGTGATTATCTTACAGGATTTGCGGTCAGGGCGACCGTTTCTTGAGTCCTACGATAAGCTGAGCCATCACATGAGAGGACCCGCCGAAGCGGGTCCTGATTGTTAGCGTTTCTTTAGTGGATCGTATTGAGATCGACACCCTTACGATCAAGCCAACCAACAATATCTTGGCAAGCTCTGAGTGCACGATCAAGTGTCTTGAGGCTGTACACTTCACCGTTGCTCTTCCTGATCTCCTCTTGAAGATCCCCGAGATTGATGTCGCGATTTAGTAGATAGTGCGGCATAATCTTGGCATAGCGACCATCGGGTTCCTTGGGCAGCTTCGGTTCTGGTTCCTTAACCAGTCCGAGACGCTGTTCAAGGATTTTAAGACGTGACTCAATCGATACCATCATGAGGAGGTCTTTTTCGTCTTTTTTGAGCATAGCATTTCCATAGGTTTGGGTGATCCAATGAGCGGAAAATTCCCGCCCGGCTGGGTTAAGTGTCGTATGTGAATTCCCATCCTCATGATAAGGTACATATAAGCATTTTGCGGCACATTGCAATAGCTGGTGTGGTAAAAAAATTGCTCAAAGTAGCAATTTTGTGCTTGTCATGCGCGACAGCATCAGCTATTATCCGCTGTGTTCGCAAATTCGCAACACAGGATAGAGGAGCAAAAAGTGGTAACCAGAGCGCAATTGGTTGACGCGGCCAACGAGCTCAACACGGTTCTTTCGCTCGATCCAAAGATTGATCTGAAGATGGCCGTCATTGAGCTTACAGCCAGCGTCCATGAGGCAGGTGAACTGCTGCGACCGGGAGACGATGTCTCTCCGGAAACACAGGCCATCGTTGATGCGTTGAAAGCCGGTACCGAACCGGCCGAGGCGGAACAGGAGCCCGAGCCCGAGGTCGAAGAGGAGGGTGAGGTTGTCACCAAGCCTCGTCGTACTCGTGGTGACACGGCCGCACCCGCAACTACGCCAACTCGGCGTGGTGGTGGGTTCCGCTATGAAGGCAGTGGTGCTCAGAAGATGGACCTGGCGCTGATGCGCGGTGGGCCCATTAGCGATCTGGCCGAAGAGGCTGGTGTCAAGAAGGGAATGCTGCGCGCCCATGCAAAGTTTCGGGCGAAGAGCGGCAAGTGGTCGATGAGCGAGGATGGTGAATACATCCAGTTGACCAAGCTCGACGCTGCATAGCCCAATGTTGCTGAAATAGGGTGGGCGAAAATTTATTTTTCGCCTGCCCTTTTTCATGTGTTCGAATTCGCGTATAATAATTTGATGCCTATTTTTGGGGGAAGCAATGGTTGATTGGTTAAAGGTCAGACAAGGAGTCATTGATATTCTGGATGGTTTGGGATTGGATGCTAGAGATCCAAACTTTTTCGATACACCGGATCGGGTTGTGCGGGCTTATCAAGAGATCTTTGCAGGTCTAGATGAACGGAATACCGTTGAAGAGATGCTTAAAAGTGTGTTCCCCTGTGAACACCAACAGATGATTTTAGTTAAACATGTTGAAGTGTTTAGTATGTGTCCTCATCATCTTCTTCCAGTCCGTTATGATATTACGGCTGGGTACTTACCTGGTCCGGGGATTCGAGCAAAGGTCTTGGGCCTGTCAAAATTGGCTAGGATCACAAAGCTTCTAGCTGCCCGACCTGTTCTTCAGGAGCAAGTGGTTAACGATATCGCCAATACTCTAATGCGTATACCTGAATGTCGTGGGGCTGGCTGCATTGCTACTGGTGAACACTATTGTATGCGTATGCGTGGAGTCAATCAGAGTGGCTCAATTGTTGTTACCAGCGCCTTGCGTGGTGAGTTCTTATCTGATTCAATGGTCCGTGAAGAATTCATGGACTTTAGATAGGAGAAGTAGATGGGTATCGCTGTTGTTACTGGAGCATCTTCTGGTATTGGTAAGGCAATCTATGATCACTTTAATACAAGCGACCGGTTTGATAGTGTTGTTGGTATAGCTAAGAACGGTCCGGATCTTGAATATGACTTGTCGAGTGAGAAGGATATTCAAGAGATTGTGGATGACCTGCGCACCGCAGGTGACATTTCTTGTCTTGTAAATTGTGCGGGAATTTTGAAGCTTGAAGAGGTTGGAAATGAAGGTCAGATATTTGACGTTAACTTTTGGGCGCCATACTACCTGACTAATGCACTAAAGCATGAGTTGATTGCTGCACGTGGTTGTGTTATCAATATTGCCTCAGTTAGTGGGATGATTGCCGAGCCTGAGATTCCGATCTATGCCGCATCTAAGGCCGCGCTGATTTCACTGACCAAGAGTCTCGCTATTAGGTTCTCACCCTTTTTTGTTAGGGTGAATTGCATTAGTCCTGGATTTGTTAAGACGAATCTGATTCCGGGTGATACACCAATTGAACTTCTCAACGCAATCCCCTTAGGGTTTGAAGCAGAACCCGCAATGCTCCTTCCAGTCGTCGATATGATACTTGATTGTCCTTACGTTACTGGTGCAAACTTTGTAGTTGACGGCGGGGGTTCTTGTAGAGCTGCAATGTAATGTGAGACACGGTGCCACGTAAGGGAAGGTAAGATGTCTGAATTACACACACCACGGTACTCCTGCATATTCCAGTCGAGAATGTGCCCACGTTCTTGTTCCTATTGTCTGAGCAAAGACGTTAGAGGAGATGGGACTTTTCTGTCACCGGAGCAATGGGCAGATGCATTACACATTCTGGAGTATCATGGTGTCCAGTTCCACTTGTTTATCGGTAATGAACTGTTTTCCTATTCCGATCCTGTTGGCTTTGTCAAGGCAATCAAACCCTTCTATGGGAGGTATGGTATCTATTCGACATTCCCACCAGGATGGACTGAAAAATATTTTGATGACTGTATTAACGCTGGTCTGTATAACATCTCTGGTGGTGTGGACGTCCTTCCCGGGTTACATAAGACAGGTGACGTCCACATTGATCGCAAGGCTCAAGCGGTGCTTAGTTGGTTGGAGTATGCGCTGATGCGCGGTGTACCGGACGTGCAAGCGCAAATTACTATTCATCGACACAATTACGATAAGCTCTATCCATTGCTTGACTTGTGTACAGAAAAGGGGATGTGGGTTGGGTGTTCTCTAGTAGAAGCATCTGCGGATGGACTACACGATTTTTACGGTACTGCTGATACAATGACTGAATGGTTAATACCAGCAGATGAACGTAACAAGTTTAGCGATGAGATGTACAAGTTAGCGGATGAGGTTGCCACCGGCAGGTGGAAGATGCAGTTACCACCAACATACTTTCGTGAACTAGCAGATCGTGAAGTGAGGCGTGATCCTTGGCATTGCAGTTTGCCTATGCTGATCTCAATTGAAGAGGATGGTTCTCTGCGCGGGTGCGGGTATAGGGGACCACTATCAGAAAAATATTCGATATTCGACCTTCGTGAGGGCGGAAAGTTGCCCATGTCTGAGTATATAAGGTTGCAGAGGGAAAAGACCAGTCAGTGCCCTGGTTGTGGAGTTGGTGGCGGGGCTTGGTCGTTCTGGTGGATGGCTGAGTATTGGTTAAAGGGTGATGTGGCAATGGGAGACAGAATCTTCCAGACACATGCACCGGGGCATCTCTTTGAAGCGACGGTGAGACAGGATGAGCAATAAGCCAACAGTTGCTGAAGTGATGATAAAATTTCTTGTTGAAGAAAAGATTGCCAATCCTCATTCGACATCTAAGAATGCCTCGGATGAAGAAGCGATAGCAATTTACGATAATTGTGTGGCATTTGTTGAGCGTTATTACCCTGATGTTACTACAGAAGAACTCCGCAAGGCTTTTCGTAAAGTACACAAGACTCCAGCGTCGAAGATGTGGGCTATAGCGAATAAGTACAAGGGTGGTACTGCATGAAGTCCTATTCAAAGAAGACAATCAAGCGATTTAACCTAACCATTGAAGGTGATGAATTTAATGATGCTGAACAGAATAAATCACTCTATGATGATCACGTGAGTGGATATGATGAGTTGACTAAGTTGTTAGACATCAATGATACAACCTATGTCTATCGTAAGGTACTCAATGTTGGTGCAGGTTCGGGTTCTCCGTTAAAGTTTCCCCATCCAGTTGATATGTACTATCTTGAGCCCAATCCAGATCGGGTTGAAGAGATTGATGTCGATCGTGATGATAACATAATCTCTGGTTGGTGTGAGAACATCGAGACTGAACTAAAGTTTGATATGATTATCTGTTGGGGAACATTGTGCTTTGTACGTTCTATACCAGAAACCCTAATTCAGTTTAATGATCGTTTGTTTAAAGAAGGTATGTTGGTACTAGATGTAGTTAAATCAACATCATTCCCACTATGCCAGACTGCTGATCCTGATAGTTTTATTAGAAATGTGAGTTTGTATGGGTTTGAATTACAACATCGTATCCCCTTTGATCATTTGGGACACAATCGTGAGGGGATTCGCTTTAAGAAGGTTCGCGACTTTGACCCTAGGTATCTGCGGATGCCTCAGGCTAAGGATGGCTTGAGGAACTTCATCCCTGAGAGAGACTGGTTTCTATCTTAGAGGAGATAACATGACACCTGGTCTAGTCGTTCTTACCAGCGGTGGTTTTGATAGTGCATTATTGTTACACATGGCAAAGCGGATGAACTATAATCCAATCGCCCTATTGATTGATTATGGTCAGAAACACGTTCGGGAATTGGATGCTGCTGTTAAGTTGTGCGATGATCTCCAGGTTTCCTTTAAGCGGATGAAGGTTGATCTTGCTCAAGCAGTTGACTCTGGGTTGACTGGTACTTTGCAGGGTGGTAAGTATGAGGGACTGCATGAGATGCACGTCCCTGGACGCAACACTATCTTTGTTGGTCTAGCTCTGTCACTGGCAGAAGCTGTCGGTGCAACAAAGATTTGGTATGGAGCGAATTTTGAGGACCGGATAAATGAGTTTGCGGACTGCAAACAAGACTGGGTCCTCGAGATGAACAAGTCTCTAAAGATCGCGGGAAGCTACCCAGTGGAGTTGGAAGCCCCTTTGCTTGGGATGCGCAAGGACACTATTGTGCGCATGGGTAAGCTGTACCACGATATTAAGGAAGAGGAGGTTCACAGTGGGTATGCCGTCTAATAATGATAAGAAGATTCTTCACTGGAGATCCACGGCAAACGGAGGTGATCCTTCTTCTCCTACACAACCGGATTTGCCTGATGGGTTTATCACTATAAGGGAGGCTGTTAGTCTTACAGGTTTTTCTAAAACAACTATTCGTAAAACAAAAGTGACCCATCGACAAGAATGGCGTAGGATAGATGGGAGGGTATTTGTACGCAAAGACTTTATCTTGGAATATTGTGCGGTTAGAGCTAGGCTTAGGGCTAGACCTGAACCCAGGAGGCGGAAAAAGAAGTACCCTAATCGTGTACCTGCTCGTTTTTTACTGCCTCTTAAACCAGGTGAATGGTTTATTAGGACTGAAGTTGAGAGGAGAAAGGGAACAGAAGGTGTATACCTTCACTTTGTCTCTGGTGATGATCTTTCCGATCTGAATATCTACTCGTTTGATTGTATGTATAACGCGCTTAAAGCTGGTGGGTATTCTGAACTTAAAGGTTTACCAGAATGGACTGCAGTGACGGTTCCTAAGAATCGTAATATTCCGCAGTTAGAATTTGAACACAAGTATACAAAGAGGGAACAGGGTTTAGGTCATGTATGCCGAATTGGTACAACGGATGGTGCAGCTATTCCTTCCTGGATGAAGGCTCCTGGTTTGATGAAAGGTAAAATGGAGAGGGAATCGTTTGTAGGAAAGACTATTCTGCGAATTACGGCTACTCAAATGATCGAGATGGAGGGTTTTACACCTGGAGAGTTTGTGGACGAACGTATAAAAGAAGAAGGAAAAGCTTACTGGGGTCCTCTTTGGGATTTAACTTGAGGGAATGAAAATGGAAGAGCAGATCGCACACACTATGCTGATGAATAAGCACTATAGCCCGATGGTTGTCAGGAAGACCTCAACATGGGGCTTCCCAGTGTTTGTTGCTTTGATCACCGATGACGACTTGGCGGATCTGGATCAGGTTATTCTAAAGTTTATGCTGGATGCAAAGGCAGTCAACGGGTGGTCAGATAATATTCAAAAGATGCGCAACCTGGCGGGAGCAATGGTTGAGATGCTCAATAATAGGTATCCGAAGGTTGAAGGATCAGCTGTGATAATTTATTCAGACAAATGCTTCATCTCTAGTTTGCATGGCGATCTGATGACACATCTTAGTTGTAAAGTTGAACTTTTCGAGCTTCTCAATATGAGTACTGGAGTTTAGTTATGTCTCGTCCACGTGGGTATAAACATACTGAGGCTACCCGAAAGAAGCTTAGTGAAGGAACTAAATTACGTTATGAGGCTGGGATATTGATGGGGTTTCGTGCTAAACCGTTGTCTGAGGAGGCACACGTTATGCTCAATTCCGTGTGACAAAAGATGAGAAGTCATCTAAGGAATTAGCCATCTATGTCAACCATGCAGTGGATGGACACGTTTGCGCTGACTGTTCTATGTTTGATCCACCTGCCTCTTGCAATGCAGTGGCTGGTCCAATTAGTCCAGCGGGTCATTGCAGTTTCTGGACGGCCAAAGAAAACAATCTAAGAATAAGCAGTTTCCAAGGCTTACCCGTATTTATTGAGACATCTAAAGGTGAAAGACGTAGACAAGATTGGCCTATTATGCCAGCACACTATGGATTTATTACTATGACTAACTCACCAGAAAAGAATGATGGATTAGACGTCTTTATTGGAGACAATAAAGCCTGTCGTCACTGTTGGATTATTGACCAAATCCATCCAGATACAGAGGAGTTTGTCAATGACTTCCGAGATTCGTGGTCTTGTAACTTGCGAAATTCAAGAGATGCTCCATGACGATAGCGATATGGGCTCCCCATGCAGATGACGAGATAATTGGTTGCTACCATGTACTTATGTCTAAAGAAAAGGTACAAGTATACTATGGGGGGATTGTTGAAGATGGCTGCAAGAGAGCCTCTAGACTATTCGGTTTCGAATTTTACCATCTCAGCAATCTCGCTCGTCCTTGGGATGTCGTCTATGCTCCTGATCCTAATGTGGATATGCATCCGGAGCATCGCCGATTAGGCCAGATGGCCCATCAAATGTTTAGGGCGGGCAAGATAAGGCGAGTAATTCACTATTGTACAACGATGCAGGCGCCGTATATATTTGAAGTACCAGATCCCGAGGCAAAGCGGAATGCGTTGAATCAATGCTATCCTGAAAAGGGAGATTTATGGCGATACGAATGGAAATATGTATTATTTGAAGGATACTGGGAGGTATTAAGATTGGATCATAGAAAATGAGACTGATAGTTGTACCCCAATATCCTGCGCAGCTACGATATCAATCCTGGTGGTTGACACGACTTGAAGATTACTATCTGTACTTTGATAAGGTACTTATCCTCCACCCACCGCAGTTTACCAATCAAGCTCATTTAAGTGGTGAATTTGCCCCGGCAATGGCGGCAATTGATTATGAGGTTAGACAGATCAGTTTGTATAATCAGTTAGTAATTGATGAAGAGGATGATATATTACTTCTTTGTGATATTAGCTTTCCTGGACTATTCTCATCTGTTTTATTTCATAAGCGTCCTAAGAAATGCTTTGCCATTTGCCACGCAACATCGCTTAATAGGTATGATTACTTTGCTGCGGTGCGTCCCGGGAAGTGGAGAGTGGAAACAGGGACTAGCAAGATATTTGATAAGATTTTTGTGGCAAGTGAGTATCATAAGGAGCGGTTAGGCTGGAAGAACACGGTGGTGATCAAGTTTCCGTTACCAAAGATTGATGAATTAGTGGAAAAGCGGTTGAGTAAGGAGCAACAACATCACCATAGTAGATCGTTTATTAGTGTGGCCCGGAAAGGGGTGCAAAAGATTGATTTAGAATTGGAGAGGTTTTTTGAATGGAGTGAGAGGACTAGTATACACAGGTTTTATCAAACTAAAGGTAAGACTTGGACTGATTACTATGGATTTGTTGAGGCTGGGCGGTTTATGATTATTACTTCCCGCGAAGAGACTTATGGCTATCAAGTCATAGACGCGTTATCAGTAGGCACTATTCCACTTGCTCCAAGAGCATTGTCCTACCCTGAATTGTTACCAGATGAAAATTTATACGAACCCGGAAGGGCTACTGATCTGATAGATACGTATAAAAGGTATGGAGATAAGCCCGCGCCTCCTTTGTGGGAAGACAAGTTCTTTGAGTTCACAGCAACTGAGATGAAAAGATGAAAAACTATGTGGTAATGTTGGATAGCGGTGCCTGGACTGCCCATACCAAGGGTATGACGATTAACTTGGATAAGTATGCAGAATTTGTTCATCAGAATAAACATCTGTTTGGTGGTGGTGTGTTCAATTTGGACTTCATAGATCCACCGGTCTCTGCTGCATACCAGACTGAATCAGCTGAAAAGAGCTATAAGAACTGGATTGAGCTGCGCAAGCTTGGGATTGATACCATACCTGTTCACCATATTGGCGATGATGACGAGTCATACCTAAAGAAGTATTTAGAGCAGACTGATTATATTGGAATTGGTGCAATTGCCAAACTAAACGCTGAAGCTCGAATTTACGGACTTGATTATATCTGGAAAGAATATCTGTCAAATAAGGATGGTACGCCCAGGTATAGATGTCATGGTCTTGGTTTGACTGATATCAAGATCACGCTGCGCTATCCTTGGTTCTCTGTGGATAGTACTCGTGCGATTATGCTGGCTGCACATGGTGGTATCTTGCTGCCTAAACTTGATGGTGACAAGTTCTCCTACAGAGAGATATACCAGGTTGCGGTGAGTAATCAAGGTCGTAGTCATTATCGGGGTAAGGGTGATAGTTTTTATGGCATGTCAAAGCTCATCCAGGGTCAGATAAAGCACTATTGTACTTCGTTAGGTTATGAGTTGGATGATTCTATTGCGGGACGTACACTTAATCCCCTGATGAAGAGTCGAAAGAAGGTAGATGGTAAGTGGACGTCAGATTTTGCTTCACGTCAATTGGGGTTCCCTGAAGAAGCTGCGCTTGCTGATGCTCCTTTAGTAAGTAACAATGTAGATGAGAAGAACTTGTCGGCAAGCTGGGTTCCCAGGTTTATCTTTAATCTATATGTGTCGGATCAGTTTATCAAGTATTGGCGCACACAAGGTAAAACGATCAGGATCTATAATGTAGTTGGTGGAGGCAATGTGTTCGACACGTTTGTTGTTGGATCACAGAGTGTCCCAGCTAATAGATGCTTGGTCAGTTATGCTAGGCTTTCCGGTTCCTTTCTTGATCGGTTAAAAGAGGTTGTCAATGGACATCACTAGAGAAGCATTAACAAAGGCAATTGGTTTAGTTGTACCAGGTATTGCGAGGAAGGAAGTCTTTGATCAGGCTAATAAACTAGCCTTTGATCAAGGTAATCTGATATCTTACAATGATCAAGTTTCGATCTTTCACCCGCTTGAAGGAAGCGAAGAACTTTCCGGTGCTCTTGATGGTCGTCGCTTGTACGACCTTCTGAACAAGACTGATTCTAGTAATGTTAAGATGATCCAAAAGGGTAACAATATTGAAGTAAGTGTTGGAAGGACCACGGTCAGTCTAATCACAGCACCGGTGGCTTTACCCTTTGCTGAGATCGACTGGACTGGTGAGGATCAGATTTTACCGAATGATTTTAAGAAGGGGCTAAAGTTGGTTGCTAGTACCTGTGCGCGCGACATGAGTAGGCCCGTTTTGACCTGCGTTTATATGGCGGGTGAGTATCTGACTGGGTCAGATGGGTATCGCGTAGCCCAGTTTAGGATTGAAGGGGCGGATCTTCCATCTATTCTGTTACCCGTTACTGCTGCTGAATTGTTAGAGGATGAGGATTACGTTATCAAGACTGTTGCCGTTGGAGAGAAAGGTGAGTGGGTTAGGTTTGCTACAGAAGACAATACTGTGATTTGTGCGCGTACGTCATCTGGTACTTACCCGGATCTCTCTGCCACATTGTCTACAGAGGGAGAGGATATTACTCTACCAAAGAGGTTAACCGAAACACTGGAGCGCGCGCAGATCTTTTCCAAGCGGGATCACAGGATTGACGAAGAGGTTAGAATCACTTTAAGTGGGACTCAAATTGTTGTTGGGGCTAGTTGTGATGGTGGAACGTTTAAGGAGATTGTGAGGGCAAGTCAAGAAGTCAGTGGTGAGTTTATGTTTAATATACATCCTGAGTTCTTGTCGAGAGCTTTAACCGAAGAGAATGCAAACTGTGTCCTAAATACTTCGAAGATTAAGTTTACCGGACCGCAATGGGAACATGTGGTAGCACTTCGATGAAGAAAGCTCAAGGTAATGATTTAGTTGAGGTCTCCGGCGAAGTTCGCAGTGAAACGGAGAAAGCCTATAGGTTTTATGACGGGAAAGAATACGTTTGGCTGCCTAAATCTCTGTGTGAGTGGGATAAAGGTGCTAAGGAAATGACAATGCCCGAATGGCTTGCGCAGGACAAAGGACTCATCTAATGCGTATACACATCTATGAAGAAGAACTAGGTGAAGGTGTCGAACTTATCCGCAAGGATAACGTTAATGGTAACGAGACTTTTTATGGTCTTCGTATATGGCTTAAATCACCAAAAGAGATACTTGAGCATTCTACACCAGAAGATGACGATCGTAATGCCGTAACTTTTTGGTGCCGCTCAAAGGATGACCTGTTTGGGATGCTGGTTTCCATGTCAGATGCACTTGGTTGTTCGAGAATCACAAGGCTCGACGGGTGATAAATGCCAATACCGAGGTTATTCGGGGATAATGAACCTCCAGCTAAAGGTGGGCTGGGTAAACCTCTGTCATGTGTATCTTGTGGTCTGTATAATGGACCAATCAACCCAAAGATGCCTCCCTTCGGGGATTTCAAGAAACAGATTATGGTTATTGGTGAAGGACCCGGTGAACAAGAGGATCGAAAAGGTAGACCATTCCAGGGACCAACCGGTAATGCTATCAAAGAAGCATTGAGTGATCTTGGTATTGATCTATTTCGTGATTGTATAAATTTGAATGCAGTTAATTGTCGACCACCTAGTAATAGAGCACCATCTGTCCACGAGATTGCGTGTTGTAGAGCGCGGATAGTGTCCCCCGCTATAGCTGCGCATAGTCCTCGATTAATGCTGCTACTGGGCGGGAGCGCCGTTACTAGTGTCCTTGGAAGTGTGCTACCGGAAGCGCAGGACTCGAGCATTGGAAAGTGGCGTGGTTTTCACATCCCTCTACCGGAATTAGGTGCCTGGATTTGCCCAACGTATCATCCCAGTTATGTTTCCAGGTCCAGTGATAGGCCTGAAGTAGAGACAGTTTGGAAGAATGATTTGAAACAAGCTATTGACTTGCTAAATGTATCTGTACCCAGAGTAGAGATTTTACGTAATAGGATTGTTCTTCTTCATGGTGAAGAAGAGATTCTTAGAGCATTGAATAGGGTAAAAGTACGAAAAGGTCTGTTCTCATTTGATTATGAGACTGTAGGATTAAGTGCAAAGTTACACAGTATAGTTTGTGCGTCTTTTTGTCAGTCACCTGAGCGTGCGTATGCGTTTATGTTTACTGATGCTTCCGAGGCTGTTCGTCAAGCTTGGCGGGATATTCTAGTAAACGAAGATATTGGTAAGATCTCACATAATCTATCATTTGAATATGAGTGGAGCCGCTTCCATTTTGATATTGATGAGATAAATTGGGCTTGGGATAGTATGCTTGCAGCACATGTTATTGATAATCGTACGGGTATTTGTGGGTTAAAGTTTCAATCTTTTATCAATTTTGGTGTTGTAGGGTATGAGAATTTAATCGATCCCTATTTAAAGTCTGTAACACCGCGAGATCCCACTGCGCCAAACCGTATACTAGAGTTTATAGAGAGGCATGGTGAAGATGAATGCCTAATCTATTGCGGGATTGACTCCCTTCTCGCCTATAGGTTAACCATGAAGCAAATGAAAGAGATTGAAGATGGCTGATGTTCACTTTGATTTTGGTATTTGGAATCAAAAGGCAGGTTGGATAGGAAAGTGCCCTAAACATGGTCCTCAGCAGAGTGGTCTTTCTATTTCCCTCCCACCCCTAATTAGAAATTATTGTGGTGAATGTTTAATTGAATTGTTAGATCAGTTTTGTCATCCTCTGGAGTACGTCAATGAAAATGATGGAAGCCTATAAGCTGCTCCAACGAGGGGCTGAAGCTCTTACCCTTGTAGAGGAAGCGGGGATTTGTATTGATCTTGTTTATGTTAGGGAGAAACTGGCTTGGGTTGAGCAAAAGTTAAAGCAGTCAGAATTACGACTAAAGAGCAGTGAGTTAGGCATTGCTTGGCTTGGTCGCTATGGTGATGCAATGAAGATTCAAAGTGTCCCTCAATTGAGACACATCCTTTATCAGGATATGCGAGCTAAACCATTCAAGATGTCTGAGGGTGGTGAAGAGAGTACAAACGAGGAATCCCTTCGACAGACTAATGTTGATGGTGTTGTCCATTTGTTGCGGATGCGGAGGCTGAAAAAGGCTAAAGATGTTTTGAAAGTGTTGATTAGATCTACAGTCAATGGCAAGATCCACCCATCTTTTCTGTTGCATACAGTATCAACGTATAGATCGTCTAGTGCTGATCCCAACCTGCAGAATATACCAGCCCGAGATAAAGAAATTATGGACATCTGTAGAAGGGCGTTTCTTCCCAGCCCTGGTCATATTTTGATGGAGATTGACTTTTCAGGTATTGAAGTCGGTATTGCAGCAACTTATCACAAAGATCCTGTAATGATTAAGTACTTACAGGATGAGACAAGTGATATGCACGGGGATATGGCAGGTGAGATTTTCTTGCTGCCCAAATTGAATACCCCTCTCAAAGAGATGGAAGGTGGGTATACATTAAGGCAGTCAGCAAAGAACGGGTTTGTCTTCCCGCAATTCTACGGTGACTATTACGAGCCCTGCGCGCTTAATGTCGCTTGTTCCTGGTGCAAGCTACCAAAGGATGGAATGTGGAAGCCTAATCACGGTGTTGTATTTAATGGTAAACCCATAGGGGAACATTTGATATCTAAAGACATTGATTCGTTTAGTGTATTTGTTGATCACATGGAACGGGTACAAAACAACTTTTGGGGCAAGCGTTTCAAAGTATATAATGCTTGGAGAAAGACTTGGCATTCTAAGTACCAAAAGACCGGTGAATTTGAAATGAAGACCGGGTTTAGGGTCTCCGGTGTTATGGAAAAGAATCAAGTAATCAATTTCCCTGTACAAGGGGCCGCATTCCATTGTTTGTTATGGTCTTTGATTGAAATGGTAAAGCAGTTAAAGGGTTGGCAGAGTAAGGTGGTTGGTGAGATACACGACAGTATGCTGATAGATGCACATCCAGACGAGATCTCTGATATTATTCTAATGGCGCAGCAAATCTGCACGGTCGATCTACCAAACCACTGGTCTTGGATAGATATACCTATGCGTATCGAAGTTGCTGCCTCAGAAATAGATGGTAACTGGGCTGAAATGAAAGGTGCAGCATGAGTTTATATCAAAAATATCGTCCCCATTCTTTTGCTGAGATGGTCGGTAATGAAACGCTTGTATCTAATCTTAAAGGGTTGTTGGCTCTTGATGATCCTCCACATGCTTTTCTATTTCACGGACCCACTGGGTGTGGAAAAACGACACTGGGGAGGATAGTCGCAACCGAGTTAGGTTGTCATGAACAAGACTTTAAGGAAATAGACACTGCTGACTTTCGTGGTATTGATACTGCTCGTACTATTAGGCATAACGCACACTATAAGGCATTGGGTGGCACCAGACGTGCCTGGCTTATTGATGAGGCACATAAGCTGACTAATGATGCGCAAAATGCTTTGTTAAAGGGTCTGGAAGATCCACCAGATCATTGTTTTTATGTGCTTGCTACTACTGATCCTGATAAGCTTCTTGATACAATAAAGGGTAGATGCTCTGTTCACACGGTCAGTCCATTGACTATACCGAATATGGTCAGGTTAATGGTTAAGGTATGCGCCCGTGAGCATGTATCTTTACCAAAGAATGTACTAAGTGCTGTAGCGCTTAAGGCTTCACTTGGGTTTGACGCTGACAAAGTTGATATTGATAAAGCCGAGATATGTTATCCCAGACACGCTCTTCAGCTTTTAGAAAAAGTCGTTGCGGCGGGTCCAGATGATTATATTAAGGTAATTGAAGCGTCCGACAATATAGCTAAGAATGCAGACAGGTTGGTGACATCGTTGCTTCAAAAACATCGTTGGCGTCAAGTTAGTTCGATTCTATCGATAATTCCTGAAGATGATGTTGAAATAACCCGTAGGCGTGTAATTGGTTATGCTCGTCAGGTTCTGTTGAATGGAGATGGGAATGACGTTGCTGCTGAAATAATTCATCATTTTTCAGCACCATTCTTTGATAGTGGACCTCCTGGTCTAGCATTGGCATGTTATATGGTAATCAAAAGTGGGTGACGTAATCGTATAATATAGTAGGAGATGTCAAGTGTCCTATGAGCAAGACATTGAGATTGATGAATCCGCTCTAGATGTAGAATGGGTAGATCATTCACGTAGGATGCTTGTGTACACAACCAATGCAGCTGAGGCACATCGCGATATGGATTTGGCAAAGGCGCAAGTTGACTATGTTAAAGCCCGACTTGATAAAGAAGTAAGAGAAGATCCCAGGGCGTTTGGTCTTGGAGATCGTATAACAGAGGGAGCAATTTCTTCTGTAATTACTATCAATGATGAATATGATGCAATTAATCGAGACTATATTGAAAAGAAGTATCAATATGAGGTGGCCACTGGAGTTGTTAAGTCGTTTGAGCATCGCAAAAGTGCCTTGGAAAATTTAGTGAGGCTGCATGGGCAAAGTTACTTTGCAGGACCCTCGGTTCCGCATAATTTATCCGAAGAGAGGCAAAAGCGAATTAATCGATCTATTAGACTACAGAGGAGAAATTGATTGGAATTTGCAATCGCAATCGTGGTTGTGGGTTTAGCCGCCTTGCCTTTCTATGTTTTTGTATTGGCTAAGTGCGCAGCATCGGGTTGGGCCGCTGGGACGATATCTTATCTGTCCTATACACGGAGGAAACAATCTAATGGCAAAGAGTCGCTTCACGAGTTTCAAGGACAAGATTGTCTTTAACGCTACTCAACAGCGTAACAAGGCAGCAAATTACGGTCATTTATCCATCCCGCGAGGATTTACGGTCTTCAAGGAAGAGCCCGGTTCCCGCATTTCTATTGATATTATGTCTTATGTTGTCACAGACCCCAACCATCCAGATAAGGATGAGACAACGGGTAGTGCTGAAAAGGGTGGTCTTTGGTACCGTCGCCCTTACAAGTTGCATCGTAATGTTGGTGCTGATAAGTCATCGGTTGTCTGCCCCACAAGTATTGGGAAGAAGTGTCCGATTTGCGAGTATCGGTCAAAACTTCTTTCTGATGGTGTGGATTGGAAAGATGATGCAGTAAAGAACGCCCGTCCCAGTTCGCGGTCACTTTATTTGATTATTCCCAAGGATAACAAGAAGTTTGAAGAGAAACCGCATCTTTGGGATATATCGGACTTTCTGTTCCAGGCTAAGTTGAATAATGAGATTGAGGAAAACCCTGATGAGCTTGGGGATTTTCCGCATCCTGCTAATGGGTTGACGTTAAAGATCCGATTCTCTGAAGAGAAGCTTGGTGGGAACACGTTTGCGGAAACCTCGCGCATTGATTTTGAACAGCGTGGGTATGCTTACGATGATGCCACTATTGATGCACTGCCCTCACTTGACGAGGTCGTTACAATTAAGGATTACAAGGAAATCCAAAAGATGTTCCTTGAGGGTGGGGATGATGATGAACCAGAGGAAGAGAAACCAGTTATTCAGGTTACTCGTATCTCTGCGCGAACCGCACCCGCGCGAACTACACCAATAAGAACTGTTGTTGTACCTATAGAGGAAGAGCCCGAAGAGGAACCAGAGGAGGAGCCCGAAGAGCCCGAAGAGGAGACACGTACGCCTTCTGTTTACCGTAGGCCTACACCGGTAGCGAAACCTGCAGAAAAGCCCGCAGCAAAGCCTCTAACACGTGGAGCGCCTCCGCCTGCTGCTCGTCCTGCTAAGGTAGCGGCCCCAGCTGAAGCTGGTACTTGTCCCCACGGATTTGTATTTGGTGAGGAATGCGATAAGCACGATCAGTGCGAAGATTGTCCAGTTTGGACTGATTGCTACAATGCGAGTGGAAAAGCAGCATAATGACAGCATCACCTGATCTTGCACAACAAGTAGAGGCTAGGTTAAAGAAGCCTCTTGTAAGGCGTTCCCCCTTAGCAGGTACTGAGCACGTTATCTCCACAGGATCTACTTTGCTTGATATGGCAATCTCCGGTGGTCGCTTTAAAGAAGGCGGCCTACCGGGTGGGATCCTGGTTGAGATCTTTGGTCCTTCCAGTTGTGGCAAGACTGTGATGTTGTGTGAACTTGCGGGCGCTGTGCAACGCAAGGGTGGTAGGGTAATGTTTCGTGATCCGGAGGCTAGACTAAATGCGCAGTTCGCTAAGTTGTTTGGGTTTAAGGTTGAAGATTGCGACTACAAGCAACCTGATACGGTGCCTGAATTATTTGAGCCAGTCAGAAGTTGGAATCCTGAGTCCGAGAATGGCACGATTAATGGTGTCTTTGCGGACTCGCTTGCAGCGCTATCAACTAAGATGGAAATGGAGGATGCAGATAAATACGGGATGCGTAGAGCAAAAGAATTTAGTGAAGAATGCCGGAAAACGTGTCGAATCCTGACCCAGCGCAATCTATTGATGGTTTGTTCTAATCAGGTTAGGCAAAATATTGATACAAACCCCTTTGCCGAAAAGTATACCAGTCCCGGTGGCGTCTCCATTGGCTTTTATTCAAGTCTGAGGTTGCGTTGTCATACACCAAAAAAGATTGGGATTGAAAAAGATATTGGCAAGAGTAAGTTTAAGCGGGTTGTAGGTGTTGAAACTTCAGTTGAAGTGTATAAGAGCAGCCTGGATGTTCCATTCCGTACAGCACCATTGTATATCATGTACGACTTTGGCATAGACGACATCCGCGCTAATTTAATCTACAATAAGTCGATAGTGGGCTCCCAAACGTATAATATTGGTGAAAGAAGGTTGCATACTGGTCTTGATAAATCTATTAGAATAGTCGAAGAAGAGGGACTTGAACCAGAATTAAAGAAAGAGACTATTCAATTATGGCACGAAGTTGAAGAGAAGTTTAAGATAAATCGCAAACCAAAGAGGCGAGAGTGAGTGACCAAGGTAGAACAACCAGATATATTTACGCGGCAGGGTCCCTGGTTGAAGCTGACTTAGGGTCCAGATATAATTACTTGTATTTCTTTATTGGAGTTTTGATCGTGGCAGCAATAGGAGGTGGATTGTATGTAGGAACTTACGTAGTGTCTGCGTGTTTTTCGAAGTGAAGGAGGAATAGATGGAGAAGCGTCGTCTAGATGATCTGTGGGCCTATGACAAGTTCAGTCGTGCAGTAAAGGAAGAGCACGGCCTTGATCCTAGGAGCCACATTCGTTACCTTGAAGACCGTCGCGGTTGTTGCGTTGTTCTCGTCGTAAAGAAAAGCTCTTATAGCTGGGCTATCGACGAGGGCAATTTCAATTGGCTAGTCAACCTGCAGCGTCGCAATCGTGTAGACCAGACTTATGTTGCTCTGGTTGAGGATTGGGATAATGGAGAGATCATCAACTATGACACTGCGTTGAATGTTGACAGTCGCCTTCGCAATGTCCCACCCAATAACGGTGATGACGGAGGCACTTATTGGTGGGTGGACGAGAATTTCACCCCCAGCGGTGGTACCGGTGGTGTGCTGAGTAGGGGTCGCACCCTCACGAAGTCGCCGTTCTAAATGAAGGCAGGTTCCGGTAAAGGTAAAGGGGCAGCTTTCGAGCGTGAAGTCTCTCGAAGGCTGTCCCTTTGGTTATCGGAGGGTAAGCGAGATGATCTCTTGTGGCGCAGTGCTATGAGTGGTGGTCTCGCTACCTTACAATATAGAAAAGACAAGATAAATTTAACACAATCTGGAGATCTGAGTGCGGTAGGGGAAGGTGCGTACGAATTCTGTGAAAAGACCTTTGTTGAATGTAAGCACTATCAGGATTTGCAGATAGGCCGTTCCATTGTAAATAAGACAGGTGGGTTGATTACCTTCTGGAAGATAGTGGTTAGGGAGGCTCGTAAGTATGATAAACGACCTCTGTTGATTGCAAAGCAGAATAGGTATCCCACTATTGTAGTCACTGATACAAGGCATCCTCGTCTCTGGTTAAACCCTATTGTAACAGTGGACCACTGGGAAGTGCCTGCCTTCGTATATAATTTTGACAGTGTTACAAGTGTACGTAGACCGCTTAGGAGAGGTAATTGAAATGGATATTAACTTGAAGAATGCTTATACAAAACTTATCAATAAGCATTATTCAGCGGTTCAAACCGACACGCTTCTAGGTAATTGCGCAGATGATGATAAGTTTCTTAGACTTGAAAGAACTGCCAAACAATTCTGGGCAGACTATCACGAAGCTGAAAAAGAATTTCTCGCATTGTTGGAAGGAAAGGGTAATTGAAATGGACGACGAAAAGAAAGTAATGATTCCAGTCATTCAATTTGGTGGGATGCGCCCGCCGCGTATCCGTGGCCCCGGTGAGGAGCTAAGCCGCCGCATGGGTGAAGGCTTTTCAGAGGCAATGGGTGATGAGGCGATTCGGGCTGACTTGGTGCTGGAAGTATTGGCCGTTTGGGTCACCGCACTGATTAAGGTACATCCGTCATGCCAGGAATATCTGGAAGGGTTCTTTATGGAGACGCTGGCGAATAGTTTATCCGAAGGTAATTCTATTCAATAGAGTAGGTGGATGATGACTGATCTAAGTGGATTCACGTTATTTAAGACAGGTGGGCGTTGGCAATTGTCAACTCGGCAGGAAGGACGTGATGGTTGGGATGTCCGATTCATAGGTAATGAGCTTGCACAGGATATTTTTGAGAAGATCGCTACTGGTGTAGAACTTCCACCGGTTGTACATAGGAAAGTATTAGCATTATCACCGGATCCTATTGTAGCTAAGCCTAAGTTTGTTCGGGGAAACTAATGTACCTGCTCTTTACCGACACCCATTGGGATGACAATCCTGTTAATGAATACCGGTGGCAGATCTTTGATAAAATCGAAGAGATTAAGACTCAATACCCGATTACCCACACGTTTAATCTCGGCGATGCGGTTGATCGTAAGGATAGGTTTACTGGTGCTTTTGTCAATCGTCTGTTTGAGCATCTTAAACAAGTGGCACCCATAACAATACTTCGTGGTAATCATGATACCACGCTTCGTCCTCCTAATTATTTTGATTTTATGTCTGAGGAGTTTCTCAGATCCAAGATCAACTATGTGGCAAAACCAGTCCCGTTCAATGATGGATTACTATTGTTACCATTCTCTGCAAAGCCAAAAGAAGATTGGAAGGGACTCAATTTTAGGGACTACAAAGCTGTATTTATGCACGCTACAGTCACCGGTGCTATCATTGAAAACGGGCAAGTAATGGAGAACCGAGGGTTCCCAATGATACCCGGTGATGTAAAGTTTTATAGTGGTGACGTCCATGTACCACAAGACGTTCGCAATATTACTTATGTTGGTTGTCCTTACCCTATTAAGTTTGGTGATAGGTTTCCCTGCCGTATATTACTTCTTGATGAAGATACTTTTCTCATAATGGAAGAGATCAAACTAACCCCTCCACGTAAGCTCATGGTTGATATTAGGGATATTGAAGGGTTAGAAAAGATAAGAGTAAGGCAAGGTGATCAAGTAAAGATACGATTTTCCTGCAATCCTGCTGATATAGATTCCTTTGGACAGACCGAAGCTGCAATCTTGCGGTGGGCAAAAGAGCGTGGGGTAACGATCGCCGGTACAGAAGTGATCGTAAGCTCCACGTATAATAGGGATGTAGACACCAATCAGACACCTGAAATGATACTTAGGCGGTTTGCCGAACATGAAGGATTGACTGATGATATGCTTGGGGTTGGATTGATTATGTTGAAGGAGATGTAGATGTTAAAGGGGATCGCTGAAGAAAAGGACGGTCGCAAAGTTGTACTGATTGGCCTGTCACGTAAAAATCTAGAAATACTTATGGCTGAAATGTTAGATACTCACATCAGGGTATCTGGCAAGGAAATGGGCATCCCCATGGATATACTCATTTTCTCTGGTGAGACCGAAGAAGTAATGTCGCTTATGATGACTCAGAAAAATACCAAGATGTATCTACATTCGGATGAGTAAGCAACGATGGGGAAATTACGGTATTAGATGGGAAAAGGGCTTCTGGGTAGTTCATATCATCTGGATGTATTATGGTGGTGATCGTCATTGGTGTTCCAGTAGTCGTATGTTAAAGCGCAGATCCAAATCATTGCCTCGATTGTTAGAGAAGATGTCTAATGCTGAAGCGGTGATGCTGTTTCCTACTGCGGAGAAATGTAATGTCATCGTTCAAACCGACTCTTTGCATTGATTTTGATGGTGTGATCCATCATTACTCTAGAGGTTGGCAGGATGGGGCTATCTATGATGATGCTGTCCCTGGATTCTTTGAATGGTTAAAAATAACGCAGAAGCACTTTCGGATCGTTATCTATTCTTCTCGATCGGATACACCTGAAGGTATTGAATTAATGAAAGATTGGCTAACTAAACAATACGCTGTATGGCTTCGTGGAACCGGGAATGTAGGGGTCATTGAGGAGATTGAGTTTTCTAATGTTAAGCCACCCGCTTGGTTGACTATTGATGATCGAGCAATTCACTTTAAGGGTGATTGGTCTGCACCGGAACTTAGTGTTGATGCTATGCTTAACTTTAAACCATGGAATGGCTAGATGAAACGGGTCGATTTAATACGAGTTGACCTGTCAAACTTTCGTTCCTTTGTGCGGGCTACTAGTATTGAGTTTAGTCCTAGTGCTGGGCTGAAGCTTATTAGTGGCAGCAATGAAATGGAACCTGCACTGGGGGCAAATGGTGCGGGCAAGTCTACTGTATGGGATGCGGTATGTTGGTGTGTATCTGATAGATCGATCAAGGGGCTTAGGACATCTGAGTTAGTTAGTTATGGTAAGGATAAGACTCAAGTAACAACGTATTGGGATATTGAAGGTATAATAGTTAGAGTGGACCGCACGGGTCCACCCAGTCATGTCTTTATTGATGGTGATCCAGCCACCACAGAAGATGTTGAGCGTCTATTAGGATTGTCTCGGTCTAGATTTCTCAACTCAGTGATCTTTGGGCAAGCTGTACCCCTGTTTATAGACCTACCCGTACCGGCACGTGGAGACCTGCTGGACGAGGTCTTAGATCTCGAGCTATGGATGCAGGCCGCAGATAAAGCTAGTGTACAGCACCGGAGCAAGGCTGCAGAGCTGGTGGAACTACAGAATACCATTGCAAGGGTCACTGGCCGCATAGAAGGTCTCCCAGATGTCGATAGACTAGCTGAAATGGAGGGTAACTGGGAGGATGAAAGAAAGGCTAGAGTACGTCAGTTAAAGACCAGGCTTAAGATTGTACAGGGTGAATTGAGAACATTAGGCATTCCAACTGAGGATGTAGTTGTAGATGTTGCAGCTCGAAAGAAGGAGTACGAAGCTCAGCGGTATAGGCTGCACGCATACGAAAGGGAAAGTGGAAAGCTTAGGGCAAAGTGGGATAGGTTTGTTGAGGAGATGACATTTATTGAAGAGAATAGTGCATGTCCCGTCTGCGGGCAGGATATTGGGAAGGAGTACGCTGAAATCCATGGTCAACACCTGAAGGAAGGGTGCGAGAAGGCATTTGAAGAGCTTGAGGCCCAGAAATCGCTGATAGAACGTGCTGCAAATCGACTAAAAGCCTTAGAATCGGCTTGGACGGCCGCCATGCAAGCAGAATCTGCAGCCAAGCAAGCATTTGCAGTGATAAAGGCTAACGTGGTAGCAAAAACCAGGGAGGTAAAAGGCCTTCAGGAACAGGTAGACCAAGCTAATGCTGAAGTAAATCCCTATACAGAACAGAAGATCAAGGCTTTACATGATAAGGATCTTCTTGAAGCTGAATTACTATTTAAGCGAGATGAGGAAAAAGCACAGGTATCCCATCTTGCAAAACTTAACTATTGGCGGCAGGGGTTTAGAAAGGTTCGCTTGTTCTGTCTTGAAAACGTATTACAAGAGTTAACAGTAGAAACAAGGAATTCTCTGTTAGCATTGGGATTGATTGGTTGGAAGATTGCCTTTAAAACAGCAACAGAGACCAAGTCTGGATCAGTAAAGTTAGGTGTGCAGGTGGATGTTCACCCACCAAATGCTACACATGGTAGGTTTAGTAAGTTTGATGTCTTAAGTGGTGGTGAAGGGCAGCGGGCAAGACTGGCGGGTAGTTTGGGTCTTGCCAGTCTGGTGCAAAGATGGGCAGGAGTCCACTATAACTTTGAAGTGTGGGATGAACCGACCGCGTGGTTGTCCTCTGAGGGTGTTGAGAATTTGTTGGATTGTTTGTCTTACAGGGCAGATTCACAACAAAAGAGTGTTTGGTTGTGTGATCATAGAGCATTGATGCATAGTTCCTTTGCAGAGACTTATTCAGTCGTAAAAAATAATTTAGGAAGCCACTGGGAAAGGGTTTAGTTATCGTATAAAATAAGTATTCAGCTGTGGGGATAGCTATGGTATGGATCCCTCCTCAAGATATTAACCTCTCTCCACCTCCTGAAGATGGTGAAGAATTAAAGAAGACATTGATGCGTCGTCGGGAGATACGTGGCACAGGTGTATGTGCCATGTGTGAGAATTCGGTATTTGGTCGTGATTTAACACTTGATAATGATGATGGTATTTGTGAGCTCGGGGATTTTGAAGGGGGAGATATTTTGTGTTTTTGGTGCTTTGAGGATTACGTATTTGGTGACCCTAATGACTTTACACCTGGAGGACATGCGTGATGTATCAGGTAGTCAAGCGCTACGGTCATGAAGAAGGTTGGTCTTGTACATTCCGGCAACATCGAGCAACTCACTCTCATTGCCGGTTTATACATGGTTACCCACTAGCATTTGAAATCACTTTTGAATGCGAATTTCTTGATGCTCGTAACTGGTGTATAGACTTTGGTGGACTGAAGCCACTAAAGGCTTGGCTCCAGTCAATGTTTGATCACAAGATGCTTGTTGCGGAAGATGATCCGCAGATTGAGTTCTTTAAGCTAATCGCAGACGGTGGTAATGCCATTGCCGACATTGTTATTGTACCCGATGTTGGATGTGAAAAGTTTGCTGAAATGGCCTATTATGAAGCGGATCGAATACTTGGGGAGATTGGAGAGAAGCCTAGGGTTAAATTGAGGTCTGTGCGAGTGTCTGAGCATGGAGGCAATAGTGCCATCTTCTCAGGATGATTTTTTTGAGTTTCGGCCGAGAGGTGTCTTAGCTCATCGAGGTGATCGATTGGAGCAGCTTCGCGAATTACGGCAAGCTGGTGCACCTCGTTTTATGGTGCGACATAATCAATTAAGTCTGTGGGCATACAGACAAGCGTTAAAGAACCCTGCATACTTTTGCAAGGATGTAACCATTCCTGGTCTGCAAGAGAATTTCGTTAAGTTTGTTATGATACACTATACAGCGGGACGAACATAATGCCCGATACGATCCTCATAGCGGAATTGTTTGGTCCTGTTCTGCAAGGGGAGGGTGCACTAGCGGGAAAGGCTAGTCACTTTATTCGCACTAGTGGTTGCAGTTACCGTTGCACTTGGTGTGACTCTATGCACGCTGTTGACCCAGATCAGATTCAAGCAAATTCTAGAAAGATGCCTATTGAAGATATTCTTAGAGAGGTAGAGGAACTACCAAAGGTTCCCTGGGTTACATTATCTGGTGGTGATCCGGTTGCTTGGGATTTGACTCATTTATGTCTTGAATTAAAGATGATGGGTTACAAGGTTGCTGTTGAAACGCAAGGTGCATTGTGGAATGACTGGCTTGAATTTTCTACCTTTGTAACCTGTTCCCCCAAACCACCCAGTAGTGGGATGGTGGATAGGCTGGACATTGCAATCTTACAAAAGTATTCAGTTAGGTTTCATGACAATATGGTGTTCAAGATAGTTGCTTTTGATGATGAAGATCTTGACTTTGTTCAACGTATACATCGCGCCTTCCCAATGATTCCGATGTACATCACGGCTGGTACTCCGGCAGGTGAAGTGTTTGTCCGCAGGAACATTATCGAAGGGTTCCGCAAGATATCTGAATCTGTATTAAAACGTCCTCAGTTATTTGATGTGACGGTGGGTATACAACAACATGCCCTAATGTATGGGCGGGAGTTGGGGAGATAGATGGAAGAGATTCGCTTTACCGAGTGTCCGGAATGCGGTAAAGAGGTAAAGTATCTGTGGGATGGAGGAGTCATCCCAACGGAACAATACGTTTTGATTGTCGATTCGATATATCATACCAAGTGCTGGGAGAAGTTAGTTGACGAGCACCCGACAGAAGGTTAATCTATTCTGGTCTGATATTGATCACGCGAGTAATCGTTTGATTAAGAAGATGCGAGAGGATTCAATTGTAAAGCCTACAAGTATAATCATGCCGGTATATCGTGGTGGATTAGTTCCTGGTTCAATGCTTGCCTATGAGTTTGATATTAAGGAGTTGATATGTATTGATCCAAAGATTAGTTATGTTATGTCTCATTACTCTGATTTGATAGTTGTTGATGACGTTTATGACACGGGTTCGACTTTTGCAAAATTGCAAAACTTCTACCCACACGCTACTTACGTCGCATTGTTCTCCAAGATTCCTTACGGTTGTCATTACTATGGTAAGCTGGTGGATCCAGATGATTGGTTGGTGTTCCCTTGGGCAAAGAATGATGAAGTAAACAGATGAACCGTTACGAAGACCCAAAAGATCCATTCAATAGTGACTTCTATTGGACGGGTAAAGCATGTATTGAAAAGGGTTGTGAAAAGCCTGCTGGAACGTATTGGTCTCGGCTTTGGTGCTTTGATCACAATGTTAAAAGAATGCGTCGGATAGATAAGTCTCTTGAACCATTTCGGCATGTGTTAGATGAGAAATCCTCCTAAACCCATCCGGGTGTTCTTTAGTCCATTGTCTCGTCGCTTTTACGCGACTCGAGCATACCGTGAAGAAGAAAATGGTCTAATCATTGTCACCGGGGAGAAGTTTGATGTAACTAATGACATCGCTGGGTTGATTGAACAGCATAACGTCACATTCAAGATACGAGAAGAGGTGGAGGAATAGATGGCGTTCATTCTTGAAATTCAAATGGATAACGTAAAGCATCATCTGGTGATGCCGGATATGGACACGGCCAAATGCTGGCTTGCTAAGCTTGAACCCCATGTTGGTGTCCGCTTTAAGAATCGTGAGACCGAACAAATGCGGATACCGTCAGTGGAGGGCGAGGCCGTTATCTCTTTGGAGCACATCATCAGTGCGCGGGCGATCGACGGGAAGATCTATCAAGACGCAGTTTCGGAAGAGAGAATCGCCGAGCGCACCGAGTTCGCCAATATATTCCGTAAGGTTGACTCTGAAATCTGGGAGAAGATCTTAGAACGACTAGAGTCTAAAAAGGAGTAAACCAATGGGTCCACAAACTGAATCTGCTGATCGTCTTCATGCAATGAAGTATCGATCACCCGGTGAAGACTTTCGTGAGTCAATGAATCGAGTGGCCTTTGGTCTAAAGGACTCGGATAACCACTATCATCAGTTTAGAGAGGTTATCCTAGACCAGCGTTTCCTCACCGGTGGCAGGATTCAGTCCGCTGTGGGCTCCTCCAAGCACGTTACTGCTCATAACTGTTACGTGTCAGGGACTATAGCTGACTCCTATGTTGAAGGACCGGGCTCTATTATGCACCGGGCGCATGAAGCGGCAGCAACGATGCGCATGGGAGGTGGGATTGGCTACGACTTTTCAACTCTACGTCCAAGAGGAGAATTGGTTGCTAAGTTGCAATCTCAGTCTTCTGGACCTGTCTCCTTTATGCACATTTATGACGCTGTATGTCTTGCCACTGCGTCCTCCGGGCACCGGAGAGGCGCTCAAATGGGAATCCTACGGATCGATCATCCCGACATCGAAGAATTCATTCATGCTAAAAATAATCGTGATAAGTTGGTGGGATTCAATATTAGCGTGGCAGTAACTGATGAGTTTATGGAAGCGGTAGCAAAGGGTAGTGAGTTTGCGCTGCGCTGGGGTGGTAAAGTTTATCGGTACGTGGATGCGCAGGAACTGTGGGAAAACCTGATGCGGTCTACCTGGGATTGGGGTGAGCCCGGTGTAGTCTTTATCGATACAATCAACCGCATGAACAACCTGTACTACTGCGAGATCATTGCTGCCACTAATCCTTGTAGTGAACAACCCTTGCCACCCTTTGGTGCTTGTCTGCTTGGATCGTTCAACCTTGTCAAGTATCTGTCTCGGCAGCCACTAAGGTTGATGAACTCACTTGATACTCTCCCGTCACCATGGTCATTTGATTCTGATAGGTTAAGGGCGGATGTCCCACCTGTGGTTAGGGCACTGGATAATGTTGTTGATAAGACTCGTTATCCCTTGGCAGAGCAACGTGGGGAGGCTATCACCAAGCGCAGGATGGGGATTGGGATTACAGGACTTGCCAATGCTGGTGAGGCACTGGGGTTCCCCTATGGGTCTGAAGCGTTTTGCTACTTTGAATCTGCTGTCTTGGAGACTATTGAAGAGGCAGCTTACTTGGCAAGTGCGGATCTTGCTGAGGAAAAGGGTGCATTCCCATTGTTTGATGCGGAGCGTTATCTTGAAGGTGAGCACGTTAAGCGTCTATCGGAAGAAGTTCAGTATGCCATCAGAAAGAAGGGAATCCGCAATTCGCATCTGACCTCTATTGCACCCACAGGCACAATCTCGCTTTGCGCTGACAATGTAAGCTCTGCCCTGGAGCCTGTATTTGCCTATCGGCAAGAGCGTCCGATCAATACACCCACCGGTGCAATGATCGACGTGCTTGATGACTATGGGGCTAAGTTCTTGCAGGTGAGGGGAAAGCTGGCTGCAGATGTTACCGCAGATGAGCATCTCAAAGTCCTGTTGGCGGCACAACCACACTTAGACTCTGCTGCTTCCAAGACAGTGAATATGGATGGTCGAAAGATGCCTTGGGCGGACTTTAAGGCGATCTATCAAACAGTGTGGGAGAATGGTGGTAAGGGCTGCGCCACATTTAACAGCGCTGGTAAGCGGGGCAGCCTGCTTAGTGATGCAGAGCGCGAGGACCCACCGGTATACGAAGGGGATTCGTGCGAGGTGGACCCACTAACTGGAAGGCGTAGTTGTGAGTAACCGATCCAATCGCAACCGAACGGCGCGCGCGGAGCGGATCGTCGACGTTGTGCTCGCCGAATTTGGGCAAGCGGTGATCCGCAAAATATCGATGCGCGACGCGATGGTGGCAGCATGTGCCGCCGCTTTGATCGATAGGGAGGGCCATCAAACGCCCTGCTTGTCGGCGCTCGCCAGCGGCGACGCGTGCCAGCCAGACGAGACGTTAAAGCGTTGCGCGATCTGCGGCTTTGTCGTCGATACGAAATTCGCCGCTGAAAAGCCGACTGTGAGGATGCGGCCATGACCAGCACGGTTGTTCATGCGAACGATTTGGATCGGGCACGCGCCTTGCTCGCCAACGACCCTGATGAAATGGATGAGGAGTGGCTCGCGGAGATTATCGCTGTCGTCCGAGCCGAGGCAGTCGCGGCTGAGCGCGAGCGCATCGCCCGCCGGGTCGTCCTCGTCACTCATCACTTCTTGAACTCCTTAGCTAAATCTGGACCGCCAAACCTACCAAGTGGTGAGAAGTAGCAGTTAGGATCGGCTAAGTCCTTCTGGTATTGTTCACCAAGGACATCTTCCATTTCCATGATACGCTTGAGGCATAGCTCAGCGTATCTTCGTCTACTAATGATATTTCTAACGATGTTGCGCAGGTGGGTTAAGTCCAGATCGCCAACAGCAATCCTCTTGCCGTCTTTCGTAACCCAGTATTCTTCCTGAGCATCTTTTTGAGCTTTGGTTGTCATTCTGGTAAGTCCATTCAGAACGGAATTCCGTCATCGAGCTTGCGCTGGTAGACAATCTCGGTTGCCTTTCTCACGCCTTCACTATTTTCCCTGGGGTTGATTGCCACCTGCGCAAGCGCAGCATGAGAGTTGATCTGAGGGGTGCGCGCGTCCAAAGCCCGCTCGATCACTTCCTGCTTCTCGACGATGGTGTGGGCCATGATAGAATCGACCGATCCATCGAACACCAGGTGCTGCACCAGGACCGAACCTTGCTGACCGATACGGTGCAGACGATCTTCGCATTGGCTGATCGTACCAGGCACCCAATCCAGCTCGGCAAAGATCACCAGCTGAGCGGCGGTCAGTGTAAGCCCAAGACCGGCGGCATGGATTGAACCAATAAACAGGTGGCAATTCGGGTCGTGTTGGAACTTGTCGACCTGCTGCGACCGCGCATTAGGTGGCGTCTCGCCGGTGACCACTGCTGCGGTGGGGAACTCTGCTTGCAGAGCATGGCCCACATCGTGATGATGAACGAACACCACAACTTTGTCCTCGGCCTCAAGGCATTCCTTGAGATGCTCGATGACGTTCGGAATCTTGGCGACCGCTGTATCGTGTCGAACTTGCGACATCTCTTCGAAGGCGATCTTGTTCGCACCATGCAGCTTCCGGATGGAGGCATTATACCCATCCTTGTCGCCCTGCGCGCGTGCCTCCCGCGCGGCTTCTTCTGCGGCCTCTATGGTATCACGATAGCGTTTGTACACCGAGAGCTCAGCCGCAATGGCCGTCCCTGAGTGGGTGCTGGGCGGGAGGATAATGACCTGCCTGCGCTTTGCTGGCATTTCGGTCATAACTTCTGACTTCAACCGGCGCACCATAAACTTGCTGCGCAGGCGCTGCTGAAGTTCACCCAGATTTGAGGCACCATTAAAGTCCCAACCATACCCATTGTGATGGGCTTCGGTATAGCGCTTCATGAATGTGAAGAAGTGCCGGCCCAGACCCTGAGGATCGAGCGCATGGACCAAAGTCCACAGTTCCTTTGGCCGGTTTACGATCGGAGTACCGGTCATAAAGATTTTACGCTTGGCGCTAATTGGCTTGACGACCTTGGCCGGGTCTTTGTCTTCGTGACCGAGCAAGATCCTCGTCCGCTGGGCGTTTTCATTCTTGACCATGTGGCACTCGTCGACAATGAGCAGGTCCCACTTACGAGCGTCAATTGCTGCGCGGTGCTTGATCAGAATGTCGTAATTGATGATTACGATATTGCCGGTCGGGAAAGTCCCATTGGCAATTTCGATTGAGAACTTGCGGACCAGCCACTTGTTCATCTCCCGCGCCCAGTTCACCTTGAGCGAGGCGGGGCAGACCACAAGGACTGTCTGGATCGAAGTGTCTAGGTTGATCACCCCGATTGCCTCGATCGTCTTGCCCAAGCCCATTTCGTCCCCGATGAGGGTGGCAGGCTTGCTGGCGGCATAGGCAATGCCGGCAAGCTGATAGGGCAGATAGGCAAGCCCGTTAGGTACGGGAACCTGGGCGGTGGCACCCGTGGCATAGCTGCTGGCGATGGCTGTGTTTGCCTGGTCCGCAGCGCTCGAATCGAGCTTGGCCGCGACCAGTACGTCCTCGGTCCACCACAGTTTCGTGGTCGGATCCCAGTGAAAGCCGGCGGCCTTAACTACGTCCTTGGTCGCCCAATCGAACGCAAACCGCGCGATCCACCGGGCACCGGATTTCTCAACTTTGATAGGGTTCACTGTGCATCTCCGTTCTGACAGCTATACATATAAGCGCTCTTGCGCTCGATTGCAAGCTTGAAATGCACAGCACCTCAAATCATTGTATGGACTTACTGGGTCTGTAAACGGATAAGCCGTTGGAGATGCCGATTCAAGATGTCGATGCGGTGGCCGAAGTTGATCATCTCGTCAGTCAAACCTTTCAGGCTGATGTTGAGTCGACTGAGGCTGATGGTTACAAACTCTTGCTCTTGGCGCACTATGCCGATGTCTGCTTGTATGGAGCTGAAGAGTCGAAAGATTTCTTCATCGGTCATAATCTCACCTATTAACAAGGCCGCACATGCCGTGCCTTGTTTCTGGTTTGTCCTTGTGCTGTTGCCAGCCGATCCACTGCCACGCCATGCAGCGGGAGGCGATGCAGAGACACCACTGATCGGGTTCCCCATCCATTTTTCGATTGGCAGTAAATGGTTGTTCTCCCACATCGAGATCATTTGCCTTGGCACGCGCGAACGGGCACCACTTGGTTCGAGCTTCCTCTTCCTCCATCCCTCCGATATCGACTTCGTCAAAGATGCTCATTTGTCAATCTCCTCATCCCACTCGAGAGCTCGTGCATCCCAGTGGGCATTCTCCGCATCTATGTCACCAGCCCACTGACGCTCGGCCTCTGCCAGAAGTGCCACCTGCGCAAAGCTCCGCACTAGACCATGTGGTGGCTTGGGCATGTCGGTTCGAGTCCAGGTCAGATCCTCATCGTAGTCGATGTAGCAGCTCGGATCACCGACGTCACCACATAGTGGACATTCAGGACAAATGCACTCATCAAGACGCTGACCACAAACGTTGCAGGGACCGTCATCCGTCTGGTTATACGGTGCATTAGGGTCGTTTGCTGCACCGGGTGGGTAGGACCAACCAAAGATACCCATTTTAGTTTATCCTTCTCTTGATGATTTCGTCTCTGACATAACGTGCTTGTTTGAACTCGTCGGCGAAGATTTTCCACATTGTGAATTCAAAGAATTCTATTTCTTGTTTGGTGAATTTCCTGCTCAATCCAAGCATTGTGCCGGCAGTTATCATTAGTAATGCTGCACCTTCTTCGGATCCCCCGGCAAGGTTAAAGTCTGTAACGAATTTTGTCACCTTTTTTTGGTTTTCTCTTACGTCTTTGGAGATAGCCATCAGGCGTTTCCTCCAATGGGTAAGATGTTATCGATAAGCTGACCAGCAAAGGCCATGTCATCCGAGGTTGTTTCGGGTATCAGCTGACTGATCTTACCCTTCCAGTCCCGCTTAATCTCGAAGATTCGAGACTTGGTGTTGGTCCCATCGGTTGCCAGTGCAATAACCACTTCCCGTCTCTCGGGATGTAAGCTTGGGCGTGTTGTCTTTGTTAGATCAACGCCGGGTCCGTAAGATGGGGACACCCAGGCTTCGGATAGGTTGGAGAGCATAACGGCGTGCATCCCCTTGGCTGCCTCTCTGAGGGCTGCAAGCATGATCTGTTTTTCCGTGTCATTCTCCCACGGGCAACTGATGATGGACAGTTCATCCCGTGGGGAAACGAGAACAAATACAGGTACGAGCTGTTTTATACGCTCCACCAATAGCATATGGTGAGCCTGCTTTTCAGCAAGCTCAAGTAAGACGTCAAGTGACATGGCCTTTTCGGCTTTGAATGTCGAGATCGTGTGTGATTTACTCATCGTCATTTTCCGTCCCAACCATCTCGGCATGGTACTCGGCGAAGTGTTGCTGTTGCGCTTCATCGGCAGCAACGAAGACACTTAGCGGCAAGTCCGGGTAGTCCTGCTCTGCCAACACGCGTTCGATATAAGCCGGGTATTCAGCGTTAGTTATCGGTTCACGAAACCAATCCGGTGCACAGAAGAAGCCCGGTCCCGGCATGTTACGAGCCTTAGCGGTTATTAGCGCGTTGAGCTTGGGCTTGCCCAAGTCTTCGCATACCCAACCGACAATAGCTAACGGTCTGCCTTGACTACGGCGCCAGATACCGGTGACAGCTTCGGCATCGATGTAGTGATAGTCCTCGGCTCTCGTACGGCGACTCATATGCAGGACAGTACGTGATACGTAATAGAGCTGGCGTGCCTCCTTGGCGTACTTTAGGCGTGGTCTAGGCATAACTACGATCCTCTCTTACGATTACGCGGACGGCGCTGATAGCGCTTACCGCTTGGCCTAACCTTAGGCCGGATAGCCCGCACGACGCGGGCAATGGGGTTGCGTTTCATGTGGCACCTAGTCGTTAAAGATCACAATGTCGGTCCGCCGAGCTTCCGGATGGGCTTTAACGTCCACCGGCTCCGGCATGTAATACCAGGCCAGAACATCGCCATCCCGGTCGGTGTCCTCGTGGTGCAGCCTGTACCGCACCACCGTACCGGTCTTGTCGGACTTTAAGGCGATCACCGGGCTCAGTGGGTGGCGCAACTGCAGAGTGGAAATCTCCTGTGAGAAAGACCCGCCACGATAGCTGAAATCGCTGGTGCTGAGGTTCATCATCCGGGTAAGCATTCGAAATCTCCTTACTGACAAGCTATAATAGCGCTTTTGCAGCGATTTGCAAGCTCAAATTAGAGCTTCCTGTTTCGCTTGATCAATCGGGCTATCGATAGCCTTCCCACAATTTGCACATGCCCCCGGAAGGGTGGAAATTCCACCCTTCCAGTTCGGGTTTTGATCTCCTTTGAAGGATCGTCTTTTACTATAATCCCGTGGCATTACAACCCCATAATTGCCCGACATTCAGGCCCGAGGCCTGAATCCACACTCTCAGGAACGGTGAGCTTCCTGCCGCATCGACCGCAATTTCCGGAGTGTCGGATCTCCATTTGGGGAGGCATCCGCTCCTCGACGATCCGGTTCCAGAAGAACTCGAACGCCTTGACCGGGATGCTGTCCGGAGTGTACTTCGACTTGCCCGTGAGCTTGAACATCTTCTGGCAACCCGCCAGGACACCCATGTACCGGTAGTCGGAGTAGTTGTCCGGGCCGACGAGCAGGCCCACGAACCACATCTCCTTCGGGGCCCCGTCGTCGTCCTTGGCCTGGCTGACCTTGAACGTGTACCGCGCGCCCGTCTTCTCACTGGTGAGGGTCAGGGTGGCATTACCGGCGAGGGTGTAGGCTTTGACATCGGCTGCATTCGAAAACATTTTGATCTCCATTTCTGACTCTCTAAATATAAGCGCTTTGCGCTGAATTGCAATAGCCCGTGCGAAAATAATTGAAAAAGATTCTCATCGGCTTCGTATGGACTTACCGGTGCCTGCTCAGGCGGACGGGGGTAGCGCTTTTGCTACCCCCTTAGCTAATTAGCTAATTGGCTAATGGAGCGTAGGATGATAAATCGGGTCCTCAAAGCGCAGCGCAAGCGCTAGGTCCAAGGGCTCTTCGATATAATATTCGGCGCGCTCAATGGCGAATTCCCAATCGGTTTGACCGTTTTTTGTGGCTTCGGATACGGCCGTCCGTTTCACGTCCGCAGCAAACACAGCGCAAAATTCGTCGTCAATGTCAAGATCGATTGCGTCAACATTTGCGTCGATAAAGGCGAGGAAATCGATTTCGGTCATTTTGTGCACTCCTGTCTGACCGCTTACATATAAGCATTTTGCGGTGGAATGCAATACCTCAAGCTGAAATAGCTAATTTCTTTTACGCAAGCTAAATCAAGGTGTTACATCGTAGAAATCGATCTCTCATACAGCTCGTATGCAGCCGAAAGTGGGTGTCCGTGGCGCATAGTAGCGGAAATCGAACACCGCACTAGAGGTGCCTTGAGGCCGTTTCTAGAAGCTCAGGTGGTTTGTCGCCACCCGGCACTTGTGCTGACCCTTGACATTCGATGTCGCGCTGCCGCACGGCATGAGCTTCGAATCTGGGTCCTTGAAAACCAACCCTTCGACCGGGGGCTTGCCTGGCATGTTTCGGATGGAGTCAAACCATTCGGTGAACGAATGCAGGTGGCTGTGGGCTAGCCAAACTCCAGGGCAGATGACGGTGTGTGTATGATGGATCTCCCGCTGGCTATGGTCATGTCCGTCACAAAGCCATTTTAGCAATCTCATCCGATCTCGATAGGTGACGCCGACCAGATAATTGCCGTTTTCAACCAGCAAATCGTGGAGGTAGATCGTGTCCCGAACGCCGACACCCTTGGAGTGCAGTAGTTCGCCAACGAACACATACCACCCTGTGCCTGGAAATAGGCGCTTCTGAAAAGCATTCCACCGGTCACCGGGTTGCCAGATGAGCTTGTTGGCAGGACCTGCGCGGCCCATGGCGAAGTTTGACTGATCGGGGCGAACGTACAGGGTCGTACACGTTCCATTCATCTTTGCTTGGCCCAACCACCCGCTTGCCTCGTAGTTGTGTAGAGTTGAGGGTGCCCCGGCCGTAGTTGGCCGGGGCGGATAAAGGTAGCGGTACATTGGGTAGTGCATGACAATATTTCCTAGCTTAGGATTTAGAAGAATTCCGCCCAATAGGGATTATCACCCTTATTCAGTCTGTATTCGCAACGAATGCCATGAGGCACCCGAAGCGAGCAGTTATTCTTCACCCAGGAATCACTGGCGTAACTCCACTTTACGGCGATAAACCACATTGCACCGAGAATTTGGTCGGGAGGAACCTTGCATGTTGCAATCGGATCGGGGTCTGTCAGCCGGCCGTTAGGAAGGATTAATCCCATCAAGCATTGAAAAGGACGCCCTTGAGTTAGTCTATTCATGCTGTCCCGAACGGGATAGGGATCGTTGCCGGACAATTCGTTGCAGCGCATCTGGATTCGATTAGTTGGGTATAAATAATTTCCCATTTGAATAGCGTTTCCGTCCCCGGCATATTTGTTAGCGAGATTACAAACAACCTGGTCGGGGTCTGGCATCGAATACTCGGATTGGGGTACTGGATCCACTTTCTGGACGTTGGGTTGTAGTATTGATCTGCACTTTGCAATGAAGTCGGCTGGCCAACCATCACAGCCCCCTTGCTCGGTGGCGTAAGCAGGTAGGGCAAAAGCCGACATAATGGCGATCCCGGCTAATAGTTGTAACTTTTTCATCGTAGTTTCCTTTCTAACTTTGACTAGATGGCCTTGAGGGAACCGGTGAGCATCTTCTTGACCTGTGCCTTGGCGTCACCTGGGGTCAGCAGCGGCTTGACGATTTCCCAAGCCTTCCCGATGTCCTTGAACGCGGGGGTGAGGCTGACTCGGGCGATGAGACCGAACACCGTTTCGACCTGCTCGACCGGGAGGCGGAACACCGCATCGGTCGCGCTGTCACTGACCACCATTTTGCTGCTGGCAGGAACCGAGATCACGAAATCCTCCGGGATCCCTTTGACTCCGCTCAAAGCTTTGTCGATCTTCTTGAGCAGGTCCTCGTTGCTGGCGTAGATCGGATTGATCTGCAAGCTGGCCGGGATCGATTCCAGAATCTCCGCAAAGCCCGGGACCGCCGTGATGTTGCCATCGGTGTCGTGAACCACATCACCGACCATTTCGGCGAGAAGCTCAACCTCGTCGGTGCTGAGCGGGCTTGCGGTGCTGCGCTTGGTGATGGCAACACGGCCAGTGGCCTCGCCCTCAACCAGGGAGAGGTGGTCCGGCTTGCTGTGACGCTCGATTCCGGTCTCGATGAGCTGCTCGATCGCGCTCGACTTCAGCGCCTCCTTTTTCAGGTCGAGCAGGCCCTTGATCGCCTTCATGCAGGCGTCAAGAGCTGCCACCTCGGCCAGACCCTCGATCGTGGTCGTGGACTTTGGCGGCGCCTTGCCCTTAACGGCCACCGGCAAAACGGCTACTTTTTTGGCATTTGCAAACATTTTCGTCTCCATTTCTGACTCTGTAAATATAAGCATTTTGCGGGGAATTGCAAGCCCTGTTTTCAAAAGATTTGATGCAGGAGTACCCACGCGAATGGGCTTAACGGGATGAGGCAGATTATGAGTTTGGTCATGGATCGTACTCGTCATTTCCTATTTCTGGATAGATCTCATCATTTTCGATGTCATTCCAGACGTCTCTTATGAACTTCAGCAATCTTCTCATTGAATTATCCTGGTTTAGTCAGCCGCTAACGGATAGTTGAGTTCACAAAGGTGATCATGATAATCCTCACCAAGATGTGAGCGGGCATCCTTCCGTGAGTCAGCAGCTTCAAGGCAGTTGAAGCAATTGACTTCACGTGGAGTGCGTCGATAGCCAGGCTGGTTGTTAGGGTAGTGCATTCCGCAAAGCGTAGCGGTCTCCCCACCACAGGTCTGATAAAGATATGCGTGATTACGGTCGCCCGAATAGAAGGTGACACTGAGCGGCGGCACGTATCTAGGGTAGTTATCGTTGGCTGCGAAAGCATAGATAACGGTGGACACGACAGTCTCCGATCGAGAAAAAGCCCCGCCCGAAGGCGGGGCTTGTGTTTGAGGGGTTAGGCTGCGACGCCCATAGCGCGGAGGTGCTTGCAGGGCTTTTTCTGGTGCGCGGGGCCCTTCTGGTAGATGTGACCCGGGCAAGAGCACTGCCAGTTGTCCGAGCCACGACGCTGCGCGATCGTGTAGGTCCGGCCGCTGGTGCTGGTTAGCGCGAAGCGGGAAACCCACTGGTCGCTGGCCGGGAGGGACTGCAGGTTTTTGACGGTTGAGCTGAGATTTGACATTTCGGTCTCCATTCTGACTCTATACATATAAGCGCTTTGCAGCTCATTGCAATACCCTGAGCGAAAAAAGGTATCAAAAAGACAAAAAAATGCCCCCGGACTTTCGGGGCACTTTTTCCTGCGTTTTAGAGCGGGTTATATGATTTTTTGCATGATCAATCATTCCTTGGATGTGGGTAAGAGCATCGGGTAGGGTCTTTTTCAACGCACGGGTTTGCCCCGTCCTTGCACTTCCAGCAGGCGCTGTCACGAAACCGGCCTTTGGGCAGTGTGCTGGTATCGACTTTTGTCACTCCGTCTTCTGATGATACCTCGAACACAGTGGCGCTATTCTTCGGATCACGTTGAATCTCTTGGGCAGCTAGTGCAGCGGAGATAGGTCCTGCTGCTGTTAACTCGACCTCCCAAGATACGATGTAAGTTTTCTTTGTCACAAGCACTCCTTTCATGATGCGAATGTTCCATCAGGCCAGATGATAAACACTGGTTTCTTAGCAATTCGGGCCATCCGGATAGTCATCCAGGTACCGGAACGTTGTTCTTCTTTGAACATTTTGGGTGCTGCCACTAGTAAGTCTGTCTCGGACACTATCATCCGGTTTCGATCACGGTAATCCAGAGCTGGGAAGATTCGAATGGGACTATTTGGGGACTCTTTCCAGGCTCTCTTTTTGGGATCTTCCGGTGGATGAAGGACTAGGGAAAGGCTAAGACTGAAGGCAATGTCGTGTGCTTGGGCATCAGCCCCGATGCAGTCACCGTGATGAAACTCCGCGTTGTCATAACCAAGGGTGGCACCTAGCAGGAAGCCACGGAGGGCATCGTGCTGCGACAGCGACATGCCTAGTTGAGTGCCGGTAAATCCGATCTTTATCAAAGGGATCATGGGCCCACCAGATATCCGATTAGGGCGAGGAGGCCGAACACGATAAAGATGCGGCCCAGATTGCGCAGCACGGCCATGATAAAGAAGGCCAGTAGGATGCCTCCAGCGATGACTAGCATGACGTCGCCTTCCGCAGTACATCAGCTACCTTTTTGATGTAGCCCGCCTTGGCGTAGTTGCTGCATTGGATATGCGTGGCGATTTCGGCCCGCAGTTCCTCAAGGACAGCTTGCCGCTGCCCCTGTTGCCACTGCGTGATCAACGCCATCCCCTCCTCCTCGGAATGGTAAGCCCAAGGCAACGTCTTCATCCGTTCCAGGGCCTCGGCTTCGGTTTTCGGGTTCAGAATAAGTGTGGTCATTTTGGCTCTCCGTTCTGACATCCATACATATAAGCGCTTTTGCGGCGATTTGCAAGCACAAAGTCAAAGGAAACGGCGACCCTATAAGCCGCCGTCTCCCCCGCACCTCCAAGAGGTTGCGGTTACCGGGTGGTCCCACCCTGCCCGGAGCAGGTCGTCAGAAGGAGATTTGGCTGGGACCTAGCCAACTCTGTGTAACTCCGTGATAAACTTTACAAATCCTGTATAGTCCCCACGTTTCATCTGTTTAACCACTTCCATAGCTCGTTCCTTCGTGAGGAGTCGAGCTGCGGTCTCGGGCGATAGTTGCGCATCGTACCAGTATCGAGCATCGCCTTGATCTGCTTCGTGTGTACCTAGGAATTTGAGAGCCTTATTGAACTCCCGCCACCAGAGGTGGAATGTAGGTTCGGTCATCATTTGATTCCCGTGATCAGATCAAAGATGGCATCGAAATTCTTGTGGTACAACGCCTGCTCGACTGCATGGTGGGCAACCGAACGTGCTTCGGCGTTCCGCGCGCGCACCGCCGAGTTGTATTGGACCAGTGCACCCGGTGACGTAAAGCCCAGTGCCTTGCAGGCGACCATATCGAACGCCTCCTTGGCGGTGGCACCGATCTCGCAATGCTGCCCGATTCGGGCTACAAAGCCCTTGGGGCAGTTGTTCACGAAACCGACCTTTTTACGGCCCTCCGTGATGTTCCAGCAGGAGGCGCTAATTTGGGCGAGTCTGTACGTGGTCATTTTCGTCTCCGTTCTGACAGCTTATATATAAGCGCTTTGCGCTACAATGCAAGCTTTAATTTTGCCTCACCGGAAATTTCTAGCCATCCATTCTCATCAGAGATGAGGATTGGAGTCCCATCAAACTTTAGGGAGCGGAAAATATTGGTGCCACATTCCGGGCAGTATGTCGGCAAACGTGGGTTGACCCAACAGAGTAGCTGGCCGCAGCACGGTGTCTGGATCAGCCTAAAGTGGATTCGTTCTCTGGTCATTGTGGATCACCAATACGACCACTAGGCTTACGTACGTTCTCATCGATCAGCCAGTCGTCTTCTTCCATCCAAGCCATGAGGTCAGCACATAGGCGGTTCCAGCCTCTCTCAACCTTCGGCGGGATGTTCAAGTCGGGAATGCTGATCTCGGCACCTAGCTGATTGGCGCATTCGGCCACCCTGCGCAAGCTTAGTCGTAGGGTGGCGAGTTGCTCTTCAGGTGTTTGCATTTGTTCCGTTCCCTGGTCATTGTGGTCTTCGGGTACGTTCATTGTCTTACTTTGATGTGTCTGCTAATTGTTTCGCCTTGGCCCCGCATATACGGCTCGACAATCCAGTGCTTGTTTCCTCGTCTAGCCAAGTACCTGCTGACCATGTGGATTCGCGGTGACTTGCGGGTGAACCCTAATGGTGTACGGATTTGCTGCGCGCGCTCGGCAGCGTTAAGATGAATGGTTACCCGGGTATGGTCTAGTCTGGGGACTTCATGCCGCTTGACGCGGGCTTTGTTCAGCTTGGATTGATCTACTGGTGTATAGTGAACGATGGGTCGACTGGCAGTTAGTAGCATCATGATCGCCCAGACCGTAATGTATTCACCATAAACATCGGCGTAGGCTGCTTCTCTTTGATGTGGATTTCTGTTGAGAAACATCTCACCCCATCTATTAGGTGAATGCTCCGCTGTTTCCCAAATCTGGAATAGAGCTTCCTTTTGGATTGGGTTGTCCGTCCATAGCCTGGCTAGGTTAGCTATTGACAATCCTAACGTGTTTTCGATCGGTTGTTTGATTCGTTGGTCTAGGTTAAAGTAAGCTGAAATTGGGGCAATGTTGGCCGGGTTTAGATCCTTTGAGATTTGTAACCCGTCCATTATTGGGCTTTCCCATGCCCAGGTCACTTGTCCCTTTCGACCACCTTTTTCACATTCAAGGAAAAACCCAACACGTACTGGTATGGGTCTGCCGGGTTCGTTAATCACGGCATCTGGGAACCTACGACGTAGGTTCTCACGACCGCTTTCTTCCCATTCCACCCACATCTTTGTATAAGGTATGTGACAATGAGCCATTGCCTCCAACAGGACTTTGGGGCGGCCAAAGGTTAGTTCGGTCGCGGTGTGAATGGCATTGGTATCAAGCAGAAATCTCGGTGCCCCCTTTAGTTTATCTTCCATAGCACCAAAGATGGCAATGATGGGATTGAATGGTCTTGTCTTGGCAAGACCAGCCATCTCCACTATGTTGTCCATCAGGTACATTTGATGATTTCCCACCCTTCGATTGTTGGGAGTAGTGGATCTTCCCAGCGAAGTTGCGGATTTTCCTGCATCAGTCGATTGATCTCTTCGACGGGTGTAAACTCACCATCAAACAGTTTGCGGGTCAAGATATGATATTGATGACCCATGACCATCTGGTTTATGATCACGATTGTGGGATCCCAGACGTACATAAGTTTTATGTTTGGATGATGCGGCCACAACACCGCTCTAGTAATTGCGGATGGTGGGATTGTGCCCCTATGGGCGCAGGTACCTAGATGTTGTAGAGATGCCTCCCACCATGTGGTGTCTGTACCGTCCTTATTCTGGGTAGGCCAGTTGAAAGTGAATTGCTGCTTCCGGTAGTGTATAGTCCGTTCTTTCATCGAGCCGGGTACCGGGTTATCGATCTTTCGGCTTCCCTGTTCTAGAAAGTCCTCATCGGGGTAGAGGTTAAGTGGGAATAGCTTGTCGGTGTCGATTTCAATAACGGCGCAGAGAGGCTCTTTGCCTTTGGAAGCGTTGAACGCGAAATATGGGGCGTAGCTGTTCGTCAGGTACACACACTTTGGGTTGCTGTTGACCGTATGCTTCCAGTTGTTGACTCCTTTCGCACCCCTTGGGTGTATTCCTATCTTTAGAATGTTGTTAAGCCAGGCACCGTTAGTGCCGTGATAGAGTTTTACCATCTCTCAGTTTCCATATTGTTTGATGATTAGGTGAGCTGTCTCTATTAGCTCAGCTATAGGAACCTTTATGACAGACTGTGTCACTCCAGTCGCTTTGTCAAGCATAGTGACATAGACTGAAGTAACACCACGTTGGCCTACACCAACGTCAACAATCTCAATGATGTGACTTTCCCCCTTCATTCGGATGATTTGATCAGCCATTATGCACCCCCGCACGAGCGACACGTTCGATCTGGTCGACTGTCAGCCCTGAGATTTCGGATAGGGCCTGCACTGCCCGTTCTATCTTTACGGCACCCCACATGTCCCTCGGTTTGGTGTCTCTCAACCAGACGAGGAAGGAGCAGAGGTCGGTAAGTGCTTTGATCTGATTTGATGTGATTTCCATTTCCCGATCCTGTGCTGCCGGATCACCCGGCGTCTGGTTACTATCATCATATATAAGCGCTTTGCAACGAATTGCAAGCACAAAATGATCTAAAAAATCCGACACGGGGACTTGCAATGTGCCGCAAAATGCTTATATGTATGGAGTCAGAATGGAGACCGATATGACCAAGTTCGTGAGAGATCAATTTAGCTACTGGGGTGGGTATCTGACCTACGGGCCGGAACGCCTTTTTATCGCCCGCTTCAAGTACGCCTCGACCTCCAGCAAGCCCCGGTGGATCACGTTCATGTGCAAGAATTTCACCGTGGAAGAGTGGCAGGCTGCGCGCGCTCAGGACAAGGCGCCGCTCGACATCATGCGCTCGAAGGGTTTCGAGCTCACTCATATCCTCAAGTGGCGTCGTGAGGGTGTGATCTAGAAAGGAGTGGAAAATGCCGTATATCACAATCACCGTTAAACCGTACGATACCCTGGCCACCGCGGCCAGGGATTGCCACGGCAAGACGCCCAGCCTCAAAGTGCTGCAAAAGGCGGTTGGTGGGTACATCGAAACCGTGCCGCACCTGACCAGCATCGAGCTCGATGGCAAGCGGGTGCGCTGCACCGCCTACGCCAACGAGGAGGGCCGATTGCACGATCTGCCCCGTAACCACCACATGAGTAACCTCTGGAAGCGGGAGTTGCTGCGCCAGTCACCGAACGCCGAATTCCGCTACGAACCCGAGCTTTACGGGCCAGTGGTCTTCGTTGTCAAGGCCTCGGTCAAGTAGGTTTTCGAGCGCTGGGAAAAGCGGGCTTTGCGCCCGCTTTTTCAGCTCGGGGGTATTGCAATCGGCATTAGCAGCGTAGCGCAAGAAAAGGCCCCGTTTAGGCGGGGCTTTTTTTGTAAAGTTTGTGTACTACCAAATTTTTTGCTTGCAATCGTTAGCTTTGAATAGCATACTACCAACGCTCATCCAAGAAACTAATAACATGTTTAACTACCAACGCTCTAATCATAGGGCTGCGGTAGCTCTCTGTGCTTGCGGGAGTGGGGAATGGAGAGCAGATGGCATGGGCTTGCTTTCAAACTTATGGTGCTCAGGAACGTAAAGCTGTCGAGAACCTGACTCGACAGGGTCTAGACGCGTTTTGCCCGTTCTACACCAAACCCGTACTTCCATCTATCCGAGCACGAGGTCCTAAGGACGCTCCGTTATTTCCCTGTTACGGTTTTGTCTATCTTGAAGATAAGACGCAGTGGGGAATCCCCGGAAATACATACGGGGTCATTCGGCTTTTAACAGGAAACAAGTTAGATCCAAGACCTTTATGGGTGGCTACCACCTATATCGAGACAATTTATGAGATTCAAGCAAAGTTTGGTGGGAATGTCTTACCGGTTGATACGATAGTCAGAGTAAAAACTAAAGATAGCCCGTTTTTTGATCAAATAGGTACTGTTATTTCAATGAATTCAAACGATAGAATCCGGTTATTGATGAGTTTGTTCAATCGAGACATTATAGTAGAATTCGAAGCAGGTGCGGATTTAGAAATTGTGGAGCTTGAGTAGTGACGAAAATCCCTCCCAACCAACCAAAGACAGATAGGAAGGTGAAATACGGTAACAGTACTGCTTATTCTCGTATGCGTTTTGATGATTTACCGCCTTCCCCTCAGACGTTGTGGTTCTATGGTAGATTACCCGCACACCAGCGCAAGTTTGTTGATGAATTGATTGTCAGTCAGGATCCGCAGCAGGCTGCCACTCGGTCGGGATTCTTGAATTACGATAGTGCAATGAAAGAGATTAGTGTTCGTTGTGCTATCCGTGAACGACTTGAGACTATTACAGAGATGGCATCGGTTACTGCAGCTGATGTTCGTCGTGAATTAAAACATATTTACGAAGGCGATCCCACCGAGATTACCGGTGTTTGGCGGGTGCCCTGCAGGCATTGTTGGGGTGAAGGCAATCGCTTTCAGTACACCGACCCTGAAATGTACTATGTTGAGCAGGCGCAGTCTTACGGTGAAAACAATTGGCCCTCTTCCTGTATTACTAACGAATTCGGGCCCTTGATCTTCAAACATGCTACCGCTGCATGGGTGGCTGGTAAGAATCATCACCAAGTCGATATCAAGGGTGGTAGTGGGTATAGTCGCAACCGTGAAATCAACTCGGATTGCCCACAATGCCATGGTATTGGCGAACCGATGATGTATGTTTGTGATACAAGGTACCTTTCGGAATCAGCCAAAAAGATCTTTAAGGGTGTAAGGGTTGGTGATAACAAAATCGAAGTAATGACGATTGATAAGACTCACGCCCTAACATTATTGGCAAGAGATACTCAGGTTGGTATTGAGCGGCGGGAAATCACAATTAACCTCCCCCGCACAAAGGAAGAATTTGAAGAGACAGTCAGGAAAATGTCTGTTGATGAACTTGAAATGTTTATCGCTAATATGATCACGCTTGGGGAAGAAGAGTACGAAGTACAAGGTGCGGGGGCACAGCGTAGGTTAAAGTTTTCAAGAGGTAACTAACATGAAGTTGATCATTCTCTCTCTAGTGGTTGGTATGGGCTTTGTCCTTGCCGGCTGCACTGGTTGTGGCGTAAATGGTCAACGCTGTGTGACCGGTTACACTTACACCCAGACACAACCCGGTGTCTGGGTAATTACAGTGCAGTACGGTAGCTGATGCCTACCAAGACTAGACATCAAACATTACCACATGAACGGCGCCGTCTGGAAGATTTGGCGCTGGATACCTATGTTAGTTTGAAAGACAGGGTAATTCCAAAGTTACAGTTGATTAAGGAACCTGATGTAGACTTGAAATGGGCCTACTCCTATGCGGGTAGGCCACATGATTTCATTGCTGAAATCGTACCTGATTGGTATGGTAGTAATTGGACTTCCTGGCGTTCTTTTGTTGGTACTGTATTCGCCATTCCATTTGAAGAAAATGAAGAATACCAGATCTTTAGAGACTGCACTGATCTTGTTGATCAGCCTACGAAAAAGTCGTCACGGGTCTGGATGCCGGTCGGTCGTCGCGGCGGGAAGTCTCGTATACTTGCTGCTATTTCTGTGTATTTGGGTTGTTGTTATGATTGGTCTCATTATCTGGACCCCGGGGAACTGGGTGTACTACTTGTATTGGCAGCAGACCGTCGACAAGCTCGAGTAATCATGGGTTATGTTAAAGCCTTTCTAGATCATCCGAAATTGAAGACCAGAGTCAAGACAGAGAACGCCGAATCTGTTCTATTTCATGGTAATATCTTAGTTGAAGTGGGTACAGCTAGTTATAGAGCAGTCCGGTCAAGAACCATTATTGCGGCATTGTGTGATGAGATTGCTTTTTGGCATAGTGACGAATCTTCAGCAAATCCGGATACTGAAATTATTGCCGCTCTTGAGCCGGCAATGGCCACCATCCCAAATGCACTATTGTTGGGCGCTTCATCCCCATACGCTCGCCGTGGTGTATTGTGGAATAACTTTGAAAGGTACTTTGGTAAAGATGATGGGCCGCTAATTTGGCGCGCACCCACAAGGGTGATGAACCCTACGGTACCACAATCATTTATTGATGAAAAGTACGAAGAAGACCCCTATAGTGCGGCAGCTGAATATGGTGCCGAATTTAGATCTGATGTTGATGCGTTTATTACGAAAGAGGCAATTGATAGTGTAACAACTCGCGGATTACATGAATTGCCTTATGAGATGGGGATGCGTTATTACGGATTTGTAGATCCTAGTGGTGGTTCCAGTGATAGTATGACCCTGGCAATTGGCCATATTGATCCGCAGACCAAACGTGGTGTACTTGATGTATTGAGAGAGCGTAGACCACAATTCTCACCGGAAGCGGTGGTTGAAGAGTTTGTTTCAGTACTACATACTTATCGGGTCTTTAGGGTAGTTGGTGACCACTATGCTGGTGAGTGGCCCAGGGAAAGATTTAGAATAAAGGGTGTTGAATATAATGTCTCTAAGGCAAGTAAATCCGACATTTACGTTGCATTTCTACCGATCGTCAACGCCGGACGGTGTGAGTTACTTGATAACAGTCGCCTATATAACCAGTTGCTCGGACTCGACCGGCGAATCTCACGTGGAGGTCATGAAACAATTGATCACTCTCCGGGGACACACGACGATCTCGCAAATGTGGTCGCAGGTGTGATGCACATTATGCTCAGCAAGCGTCAGACCTTGAATGTCGATCCCAAGGTACTGGCAATGTCTGAGACACTGGTTGCTCGTAGACCAGTAGATTTGGTTAATCTAACTTCCAATATGCACGGACCTCGGTGGTAATGGCAGAGTCAAGACAACAACCTCCGGAACCACGTCATCATGGCCGAATGACTCCTGATGAAATGGAAGCCGCAATTCGGGAATTGTTAGAATGGAAGGCAAAGATCGAGAAATCGGAAGCAGCCGTACCGATAGTAGTGGACACGAAGTAGAAACCCTCAAGGTTGGCGGGAAATATGCTACGGCCATTAGTCATGATGGTGTTCATACTTTTGCCCTTTCTGTTGCGATGAAAAAGACTGATAATTCAACCACTACTGTTGATGGTGGCGGTACAAGTTTTCGTGCGATGACAGAGGTGACCGAATATCAAAAGGCATTGTTGGCGGAAGGATTTGCGGTGCAAGTAACTCAATATCCTTCTAATCATTCACAACACGCTAAGGACGACGCTTTGGCACTGGCGGGTACACTATAGATGTCTGATATCTATATTCCCTCACCGGATCCCAGACCCGATTTGGGTCTAACAATGTTCTACCAGACTCATCGACTGATAGAGGCCGCACCGATTGTCAGTTTTACCCATGGATCACCATCTATTGTTGTTGTAAATGATAATGGAGTCGAACATACAATTGAGGTCACCGAAGCATTCTTTACCGCAGGTGACCCTGAAATTGGTGATTACTTTGTTGCTTACCCAGACCCAGCACAAACTATGTACTGGGAAGCGAAACTGGCATTTGAGCAAGCCTATACAGTTGTAGTTGAGGGACCACCGGGTCCGCAAGGTCCGCAGGGTGAACCAGGAGAAACTGGACCACAAGGTGAACCAGGAGAAACTGGACCACAAGGTGAACCAGGACCTACTGGAAATACTGGTCCTATTGGCCCTACTGGCCCTAGTGGTCCTACTGTTGTCAGTGTTGATAATGGGAATCTAGCCGAGCTAGGTTCTGATAATCTATTACTTGTCCCGAATACTTCAAGACTTGTGGGTGTAACTGACGGATCTGATGCACAACCTGGTGAGATTGGTGAATACGTAGTATCGGCTAACGCAGTTGGTATTGCAGTTACTTCGGATGTGCCCGCAACGATTACACAAATCACTTTGAGTCCTGGCTGCTGGGAAATGTGGGGTTGTGTTGACTTTCGACCTCCCTCCAATAAAAGTCCAAATATGATTTGTGGCAGTATTAGTTTGAATGATAACTCGCTGCCGACTGACAACGATCTGTACGTGGGCGTCGGCATTATGACGTTGTTTTATACAACGGCGCTGACATCCGGGGCGCGGCAGGTATTGATGACTGGACAATGCCGTGCTAACACTGCGGTATCTCTTACCGTTTATCTGGTAGGAGAGACGGCTTTTGGTGGTGGCGGTACTTCGAATGTTCAGGGTTACATCTGTGCTAGGCGCGTCCGATGACTCACGTGGAGGGCAAGATGATCATCGAAATCCTGTTCGTCGTCGTGATGTTTCTGTGGCTCCTCACAATCCTACCCTTTCCACCATTACAACCATTCGCCACGTCAAACGTCTTCTTTGCGTTTGTGGCTGTGTTGTTGCTGGGGTTGTTTATCTTTATGCCTGGCATTAGATAATGCTTGGCATTATTCTTCTAGTTATACTAATCCTACTGCTTGTAGGTGGGTTGCCTAATTGGGGGCATATGGCACCTTACAACTATGGTTATTACCCATCATTTGGGGTTTTGTTATTGATAATTGTTCTACTAGTCTTGATCTTCGGAGGACATCTCTAGTTGGCTGAAGTTACCGATCTCAAGCAAGTATCGGAAACAAAGAACCCGGTAAAGATAATACCGTCTGAGGTTCTGGCTAAGTCAGCCATGATTAGGCGGCCTTCAGTAGCAACTCGTAGTCCATTTGAAGTACCGAGCTTCCCGCCAGCAGTTGAGAACGCGCTAAAAGAGCGCGATATTCCAACACTGGCGATGGATGAAACAATATCTGGAACCTTTGGTTGGGCGTCCAGAGATTTTATTGCCACAGCTTATGCTGAAGGCGTTGTGTTTATGGGCTATGCCTACCTGGCTAGTCTATCACAACGCCCAGAGTACCGGGTGGTTACAGAAGTTATTGCTTCTGAAATGACTCGTGAGTGGATTGAGTTAAAGGCCGCCAGTGGTGATGAAAGCAAGTCAGACAAGATCAAGAAAATCAATGACAAGATGGACAACCTTAGGATTAGAAAGGCATTTCAAAAAGCAACAGAGGCTGATGGTTTCTTTGGTCGCGGTCATTTATACCTAGACACCGGCAAAACTCACGATGACGAAGAGTTAAGGCTGGATTTGGGTGATGGTCGCAATCTGTTGAGTAAACAGAAGGTTGGTTCGTCAAAAAGTGGTAAAGCGCAAAAGCTGATTAGAGTCTTGCCGGTAGAGCCCACTTGGTGTTATCCTACCCGGTATGACTCGGTTGATCCACTGAGCCCTGATTGGTATAACCCAATCACTTGGTTTGTAATGTCACGCGAGGTACATCGCTCAAGGTTGCTGACATTTGTTGGTCGAGAAATGCCGGACATCTTGAAACCCGCCTATGCTTTTGGCGGGTTAAGCATGTCTCAAATGCTCAAGCCCTATGTCGACAATTGGTTAAGGACAAGACAGAGTGTCAGTGATCTGATTCAGAACTTTTCACATAGTGTATTGAAAACCAATATGGACGCCACCACAGCGGTGGGTGGGGATGCACTTTTCGCTCGGGTTGCGTTGTTTAACAATATCAAGAATAACCAAGGTGCAATGGTTATTGATAAGGATGCTGAAGATTTCAGTAATGTTAGTGCCCCATTGGGTGGACTGGATTCCTTACAAGCACAATCTCAAGAACATATGGCGGCGATTGCCCGTATTCCACTGGTTAAGTTGTTGGGCATTCAGCCTGCTGGATTGAATGCAAGTAGCGAGGGTGAACTGGTTTCTTTTGAAGACTGGATTGCGGCATTTCAGGAAGTATTGTACCGGCCCAATCTGACCAAGATTATTGACCTTATTCAGTTAAGCGAGTTTGATGAAGTGGACGATGATATTACGTTTGACTTTAAGCCACTAAGACAAGAGAAGCCTGAAGAGATTGTTCAGAGAGAGCAAGTAAAGGCGACCACTAGAGAAACCTACTATGGAATGGGTGCTGTAGATCCACAAGAGGTGCGAGATTCTCTTGCTCAGGATCCGGATAGTCCATTTGATGGTGTAGATCTAACAAAAGAACTTCCAGCACCACCACAGCCTCCTGGTGTACCTGGTGTCCCACAACCACCAGGTGCTGCATCACAACCAGGAGGGCCAGGTGGACCACCGGGTGGGGGTCCACCATCACCTGCTTCTGGGCCACCTGGTGCAGCGCCTCCGAAACAACCGAGCCGCCCCCCGGCCCCGGGCGGAGGCGCTCCTGGTGACAATAGTAATGATAATAATCAGAAATTAGTTGATCTATTGAATGCTAAGGTAGCGGCAGACGCTGGCTTTGATCCTAAAGACCATCCACATGCACCTGAAGGTACTAGTGGTGGTAAAGGTGGTCAGTTTGTCAGTAAAGGTTCTGGTGCATCGGCAGCTACAGCTCCCGCCGCACCAGCAAAGCCTGCAGCTAAGGCGCAGACTGCAAAGCCTGCTGCAAAGAAAGCAAAAACAACCACTGCCAAACCTAAGAAAGAATCAACCGTTGGGTATTACAGTCTAACTCCTGCCCCGGCCAATAAAGAAGATTGGCCAGAACATGCCAAAGACTTTAAGATCCCACCAGCCTGGACCGATGTTAGAATCAATATGGATCCTAACGCTAGGGGTCAACTAGCGGGTGGTAAAGACTCTAAGGGTCGTATTCAACCACTATTCCATCAGGAGTACAGAGATTCTCAGGATGCAAAAAAGTTTGAGCTTGAATTAAAGTTAACCCCACATATGCCGGAGTACAAGGAAGGAAATGATAAGAATTTGACTGCCTGGGATGGTCGAACTCGTGAACATGCTACATGTCTTGGTATAATCATGCAGATGGGCCTAAGGCCGGGTAGTGAACGAGATACAGGGGCTGAAAAGCAGGCTTATGGTGCGACTACATTACAAGGTAAGTTTGTCAAGACTGAGGGGGATAAGACATTTTTGAGATTTACAGGTAAGAAGGGTGTCTCGTTAAACTTACCAGTTGAAGATCCCGAACTTGCCGCCTCTCTGCGCAAGATGGCAGGGGAAAATCAGGGTAAGTTGTTCACGAAGATCAATGATCAATCCTTGCGGGATTACACAAAACATATTACAAAGGGTTTAGGCAAGCCTAAGGATTTTAGGACGTTGTTTGCTAACAAGACTGCAAACGAAGTAATATCAAAGATGCGTGCACCCCCACCCGGTGATGATGCAGCTTTTAAGAAGGCCTGCCAACAGGTTGCATTGGCAGTATCGAAAAAGCTAGGCAATACACCAGATGTCGCCTTGCGATCGTATATTAATCCGATCGTGTTCTCAGGCTGGAGATAATGGCACCACTTCCTCAACCTTCCTATGGTGAATATGGCAATCATGCTGATTTGCCAACTGACGAGGAGCGGGAGGAAGAGGTTGATGAGGATGCTCCAGTTAGTCAAGACTGGATAGACATCATGGGTTTTGACCCTGATGAGCTAGATTGGGATGACGTGGAAGAACCCGAAACCACAGAGGAAGAAGATGCATAAGGGGATTCAATCGATTTGGACAGCAGAACAAGACGAAATTCTAATCAAGGCGATAAATGATGGGATGGAACAAGGGTTGACACAAAAGAAAGTCATTATTGCATTGATGAAAGCATTTGATCGAGAGTATGGGAGTATACGAACTCGAATTACCAGGCTGCGTGAGGAAAAGACGTTAGTTAACTATGTCCGCCGAAAAAGTAGAAAATCGGGCAGCGTACCTGGTGCTTATCAAAATTGGGTGGATACACGTAAGAAACCCTTCGTTAAGCCAAGTCTAAATCGACCGGATTGGTTTGACAAAGAGAATCTTCAGGAGCGAATACTTGCCGGAAGATAATCCACCTATTGGTACTTTGGTGACCTGCGAAAACGGGCATCGAATTTGTGAGATAGTGGGACCAATTGCGGATTGGCGAGAAAAGACTGCACTGTCCGCTGGATTTGGTAACTATACACCCGGTGAGAAACTTGTTGGACCTGGTGACATTGCAGCGTACTGCAGATGCCAACAATGTGGTGCCCCTTGGGTGGATGTACGGCCAAATGTCAGGGGTACGTTGAGTGCAAAAGTTCATCTCGAAACTGGTTGGTGGCCGTAGCTCTAACACCTTGCAAGGAGTACAAAAATGGACATAGACATTATGTGGTCGATGTTTAACAAGTATCGTCCGATGCTTGACGAGATGCATACGGCATGGTTGGTCATGCCTCCGTACAACAAAGATGTTCCCTTTGTTGAGGGAGCACCTATGGTTGGTCAGAGTCTGACCTGCACCATGGGTAACTGGAACCACATGGATGCAGAGCCTCATAGCTATGTATTCCAGTGGAAGCGTGATGGTGCAGACGTAGATGGTGGTATTGAGCCCAACACCTATGCGGTTGCCGATTCCGATGCCGGTCATGTTATTACTTGTGTAGTGACGGCGACCAACGAATATGGGACGACCGAAGCTCCGCCGAGTAATGAAATCGAAATTCCGGCGGCGGATGGTTCAACTCGTTCCTCACGAGGCGCAGAAAAAGAAGAAAAAGAGGAAGATGATGACCACCGTTCGGGTCCACCGTCTCCAAGACGGGACAATAATCAACCCCAGCACCATCGCCGCACGTAATTGTTGAACAGGAGGAAGTCAAGTGTCGGATCCTCACCCACAAGAAGCACCACCACCTCCTCCACCTCCTGGTACCGCACCTATCGTCCCTAATCCTCATCCACCGGAGCCCGATAGGGAAGAGGAAAAGGAGCTCGTCTAGTAGACGGCTTTTAGGCGGTACACATGCGGTAAAGGGTCCTACGCATACCAAGCTGCTTAGGACCCGTTCATCCCACTAGAAACCGAGCTCTATGGGACTCTTGCTATGGCGTTCGATCAGACCAGCCCCGAGTTCTTAAGCCAAATGAGAAACTTTGCTCGAGGACTGTTGTCCTGGATCAATGAAGAGGGTGAGGAAGAGGAGCACGATGAAGTGGGTGATCAAGCTAATGATGAGCAACCGCCACTGTTGAAAGTAAAGACGGTAACAGAGCATCATTACGCTGATCCGAATGGTATGGCAACGGATCCTCCTGTCAGTGAAGCGCAACGTGGTGCAATGGGTGCTGCGGCTGGTGGTAATTCTACACTTGGCATTCCCCAATCGGTTGGTAAAGAGTTTATGAATGCCGACCCCGGTGGGAAATTGCAACAAAAGGCAAAGGATGGTGCGTATTATACTCGTACAGCAATAGGGGAAAGACAAGAAAAGCCTGCTATAGATGATCAAAATGGTCGGTTTTCATTGTCACCCGACGGTCAATATGTTATTGATAATCAGACTGGTAACCAGCATAGCATTGATGACGTTATGCGGATTTTGTTTTCTGATGGGCAAAATGATTCTGCTGCAAGCTTGAAACCAGAAGTTACCGTAGCTAAGGATCCTGTTTCCAAGCCCATGACACCCACAGGTATGTGGAAGAGCCCAAAGATTGATCCAAGTACTCGTAGTGGCAATCCTGGTGATAACGGGAAACCTCCTCTTGGTAATGGTGAGGGTGGAACAGCACTTGGGAACTTGCTCAAGTACACTGCTGGTGAAACCAGTCGTGATGATACCATGAAAGGTGGATCGATGGGCTATCAAGGTAATGGTTGGTCATCTCCTACAATTCCACCTCAAAAGGCAAAGGATGGTGGTCCCGGTAGTGGACCACAAAAGGGTAGGCAGCGTTCACTGCCGAAGGAACTACCGTCAGGTGAACTAAATACAAGTCCTTATAAAGGTTTGCCTGATCCTAAGTCTTCAAATGAAGCTGCTAAGGCGGCCATGAAGGCAAACATGCAGAAATATCAGTCTAGTGTTACGAATAGAAAACCCACAAGGGATGGTATTGGTGCCAGTATTGTAAAGGGTGCAACTACCGCAGTCAATAAAGCCAATACTGTATCCCAAGGTGGTCCAGTATTTGGTGACGGTGGCCCTGGCAGTGGACCGCATCCGGGTGGCGGGTCTGAAGGAGGAGAGACAGTGAAGAGTACCTCTGGTAAATCAACAGTGACTAAAGTTGAGCCCACTGCTAAAGGGGCTGTCTATCATGTTGACAGCTCTGAGCATGGTGGGTTAATGAAGAATCAGCTTCATTATACTAGTGGTGGTAATTTATATCAACACGTATCTAATGGTTCCCCTATTGCTAATAAGATCTCGTTAAAGTTTAATCCTGATATACACGATGCTGTGAAGAATCATATTAAACAACATGGATTACCCAAGTCCGTAAAGGGTGGGACTGGTTCTATTGTTCAGGCACAGCCCGGTTCGTCCTCTGTTGGGGCAAATATTAAAAGAAATATGGCAGCTCAGGCTGGTAAACGTAGGGCTGGATTTTGAGGTCTCAGAGACATGATTGATCTATCACAACCAATTTTAACCAATGAAACATTCACATTACGGACCATGATAATGATTGTTGACGAAGGGAAAGAAGCCTTTCGTGCTGGCCTAAAATTGCGCCAATGTCCACGTTTCAAATCCCCGGACATGGTACGCGCGTGGCGTGACGGTTGGCGAGAGGCAAAGCACTCCACCAGCCGAGCGCGGATATCGCAATAAAACCGCAATGATAATTCTTTAATATGTAGAACTTCGGCTTCCCCCTGAGGCCGAGGGCGAGGATCGGGGCGGTCTCCTTTCTGACAAAGAGTAACTTGCCCCGGTCCTCTTGCCT